TTACGATAAGGTAAAAATCATCTGTCCTGACCATGGCGTGGTTAAACAATCGCCTAATTATCATTTAACCGGAACTGGTTGCCCGACGTGTGGGAGAAACAAAACTAGGGGAAAACCAAGCAATATAGAATCCATGGTGTCTAATTGGTTTCCCGATTTTGATAGAAGTAATAAAAATCTAATTTCACCCAAAGAACTAGACCTCGTATCCCACGAGAACAAACTAGCAATAGAGATAAACGGCTGCTACTGGCATTCTACAAAGTATAAAACCCCGAACTATCATCTCGACAAAACAAATGCTGTTGAAGAAAAAGGATACCAGTTATTGCATTTTTGGGACTATGAAATCAACGATCGCCCCGAGTTAGTAAAGAGTATGATAGCATCAAAATTGGGGCTAAATCGTACAATATATGCTAGAAAATGTAGTATAATCAGTCTTACTGCTACCCAATCTAAAATGTTCTCGCAAAAGAACCACATACAAGGCGCAGCATCCGGGGAATCTGTAATATATGGTCTATTATATGATAATAACGTCGTGTCTATAATGTCGTTCGGTATATCGAGGTTCGATAAGAACTATGACTGGGAGCTTATTAGATTTTGTAATATTATGGGGACAAATGTAATTGGTGGAGCGAGTAAACTATTCAAGCATTTCTTGGTACACCATCGGGGAAGTATAATGTCGTATGCAAATAGGCGTATAAGTAACGGTAACCTATATAAACAATTGGGGTTTAAAGAGGTGTCCAGGACTAAACCAAATTATTTCTGGTATTCAATCAACACGGGTAAACGATTAACAAGACAGAAATGCCAAAAACATAAATTATCTAAACTACTGGGTAGCAATTATAACGCAGACGAAACAGAAATTCAGAACATGGAAAGGAACGAATATGCCCAGTGTTTTGACGCAGGGAACATCAAATATACATACACGATACAAAATTAAAACTGACTCCGGGTTTGTTGGATTTGATACAATCGTAACAAAAACGGCAAAAAGTGTCGAATTATTGTTTACAGATAACACACGGCTCGTATGTAGTTTGGACCATCAATTATATAAAATGAGTGAGTTTGTCAGAGCCTCAACACTTACTCCGGGTGATATTATATCCAGTAAACGACTAGTATCTGCAACTGTTATTGGTGAGCGAACGCTATATGATGTGGTTAATAGTGAAACGGCAACTTATCTGACAAATGGTATACTGTCGCATAACTGTTCATTTCTAGGAAGCTCTAACACACTCATTGCTGGCTGGAAACTGCAACAGATGACATTTAAGAATCCTATTGAGTCATTATCAGACAAACATTGGTCAGTATACGAGATACCCAAGCCAGAAAACAGTTATTGTATGACTGTTGATGTGTCTGAAGGCCTCGGCCAGGATTATGCTGTCATCTCTATATTCGATGTTACTACAATGCCATATAAGTTAGTTGCAGTTTATCGGAATAACCTTATCCAGCCAGTATTTTTGACAGAAGTTGCATATAAAGCAGGTATTCATTATAATAATGCATATACATTGATCGAGAACAACAGTATTGGTAAAATTGTTGCGGATAGTTTGTTTTTCGATTTTGAATACGAAAACCTGTTTAGGACAACAAGTAAACATGGTGAAACTGATATTGGGTTTGGCGGACACCAACCAGGTATTAGGACAACATCAAAGACAAAGGCTCTTGGTTGTGCTCAATTAAAAACCTTAATCGAAAGTAATTCCCTAATTGTAGAAGATTTCAATGCTGTTGCCGAACTGTCTACGTTTGCAGTTAAAGGAAAGAGTTATGCTGCGGAAAAAGGTAAGACTGATGATATCGTAATGACAATTGTTTTATTTTCGTGGTTCACCGCACAACCTTATTTCAGTGATATGTTCGATATTGATGTTCGCAAAAAATTGCGCGATACCATGGATATAGACAGTAATATTGGATTTATGTTTATTGATGATGGTGTAACAGATTACGAAAATGCTTGACATTGAGTGATATGAATTATATAATACTCTTATATTATAGATTAATGTGTTGGGGAAATAAATTATGATTGCATATAAAGCGTTTGACAGTAGAATGTCATGTCGTGGTTATCAGTATACTGTTGGTGAGACATATACACATGATGGTATAGTTGAAGTTTGTAGTTCTGGTTTCCATGCATGTAATTATCCGCTTGATGCCCTTATGTACTATCCGGCCACATCTAAATTTGCAGTGGTAGATTGCAGTGGGGACATTGACGAGGACGTCGACGGTACCAAATTTGCGTGCGAAACTATGCACATTCAACATGAATTGGGTCCTATTGATTTAGCAAAACAGTCGTTAAAATATATCCGCGAAAATTATAAAGACCGGTACACTGTTGCAGCGGGGCATTGTGTATCAAGTACATCTTTAAAATCTGCCGCCGTGTCTAGTGAGTATAGGGCAACCGCAACAACTACTGGTGCCAGGTCTGTGGCATATGTAGATAACTATAATTCCGTTGCGATTGCTACAGGTATCGACGCCGCGGCATTGGCTGACCGCCAAGGTGCTGTGGCAGTATCTACGGCGTCCAGTTCCATTTCAGCAGCAAGTGGCCGTCATTCCGCTGCCGTTACAACAGGCGAAGTGTCACATGCATATACGACCGGCAACTATTCAATAGCTGCCACAGTAAATTATGTGTCAGTAGCGCAATCGACTTACAGTCACTCTGCCGCTGTTGCTATAGGTAATAGGTCTAAAGCAATATGCAGTGGTCGTGAATCTGTTGCGCTAACTATTGATCATGGTAGCAGTGCAGAAGTGTTGAGCTTGGATTCTGTAGCGTGTGCATTGGGTAAAAACTCTAAAGCAAAAGCTAGCAAAGGTAGTGCGATTGTTTGCATATATCGCGATGAACTTGGGACGATTAAGCATATCAAATCATCATTAGTTGGTGAAAACGGTATTAAACCGGATACATGGTATACACTGAACGAGCATGGTGAATTTGTTGAATACCAAGATTAAATGTGCTTGACAAGGTCATTACACTAAGTTATAATTATTGTATAGTTTAAAACAACCAGGTGGGTAATAAAATGAGTGTAGACAATAAACTTGAATTTTGTGATTTTATTGAAGTAAAGGATTGGAAAGAAGAGTTCGATTGTTTTTTGGTTGAGTGCTACCCTCCTGTGGAATTATTCGGCGAAGAATATTCTATCTCTGACGTAATGCGACGTGTCGACGATAATAGATACAAGATTTTACTCGACGATTACATTAAAAACTGCTACGATGATTATATCAACGGTGATTTCGAACTTGATGTCGAATATCAACAGGTGCCGCTTGACAAATAATTCCAGGCCAATTATAATATAGCTTGGTTATCAAACAGATTTAATACATATCCCGGTGGCCGAATGGATGAGGCAGCTGACTTCTAATCAGCCACGGTTCAACGAAGAACGATAATGCAGGTTCGAATCCTGTCCGGGATGCCAGTTTTTGCTCGGGTTGCTAATGTTGGCCTTAGGGAAGAGCTTATACCTCTTTAAAGCACCGTCTAGATAAGGCGTGTAACGTGGGTTCGATTCCCACCCCGAGTACCAAATAATGCGGGATTGGGTCATTGGTTGACTAACTGCCTTCCAAGCAGTCTAAACGGGTTCGATTCCCGTATCCCGCTCCAAAATAAACTTGACAGATTAACCTCCAATAACTATAATAAGTATAACAGTTATTGGAGGTTAATCATGAATAATAGTAGAGATTTTGTAAAGAACGTAACAGATTCATTGGGTGGGGTCACCGTTGTGCTGGAATATGTGCAAGAAATTAGAACTCGAGGCTTTGACGCTCAGTTACCCTTAAAGAAAACATATAAGGGTGTAAACACCATTAAAGTAACAAACGAGAATAATAAACTAGAGGTCGTGTTCTACAAAATTATTCCGAAGAAATATATTATGCAAAAAGTTGCTACAGTTGAAATTGGTTCATTGGCCGATTTAAAGCAAACAATCAAAACACAAATTGGTCTCGAATTTAAGTGAGGGTGCGATGATGTACACGTGTCAACCAGATGAAATTTTTGTATATGGTAGTAATGAAGCAGGTATCCACGGTGCCGGTGCAGCTTATGATGCTCGAACCAAATATGGTGCGGTGTGGGGAACTGGTAATGGCCTGTCGGGTAGGTCATATGGTATTCCAACAAAAGACAAGAATCTTCGAGTGTTAACATTACCACAAATTAATTTTTATGTTGATGAGTTTATCCAATTTGTTATTAATAACCCAGACAAGAAGTTCTTTATTACCGCAATTGGCACTGGCTTAGCCGGGTTTAAGCATTCTGAAATTGCCCCGATGTTCCAAGGATTACCGGATAATTGTAGAACCCCACCCGAATGGAGCGAATATGTCACCTATCTTTTACACGAATGATAATTTTAACGGTATGACCGTAGTACATAATTCGACAAAATCTATGCTCGATATTATCGAGTTGGTGTTATGCGATGGTTGGCAACCAATTGAAGTCTCTTCTGCATCGGTAGCAAATAATGTATTGACAATTGTTTCACCAAATTCCATTCCGACATCATATACTTGGTATGCTCTTTGTGAGTTGACAGTTCGTAACCCTCAACTTGATGGTGAATGGCGGTGTACTGGTGTAGACAAAACTATAGCAACATTCGAACCTGTCAATAGAAATGTCCCCGATTTTAATGGGTCAGTTACTGGTTCTATGACTCAATTATCGGCAGGGTGGTCTAAATTATATAAATCGTCAGATTTTTTAGTTGTTCGACCCGCCAATGAACAGAACAGATGCTTTATGTTCAAGACTAATATTGGTACTGGTGGGGTAAGAACACTCAACGACCGTTATTCTGCTAGTCTAGTATTTCAAGGAAAAAAAGGTCAATTCAACGAACATTGCCAATGTATCCCATTGAATGGGTGGAATGACACTTTATCGCCAATAGAAAATTTTAATACTCATGTTATACCAGTTCGGAATAATATCCCTGGTGTGTATACTCTAAGCACAACTCCAGTTCAACAACAAATTCGATCAGCCGCTAGTTCTAGCAATAATAACTGGTATATTGTTGCTACCGACAAATATTGTTATTTTGGCATATATCAAAATACCGGATATAATACTTCTGGATTTGGGATTACCCCCAATGTGTACGGTCAAGACGTATTATGGATGGCTGGTGCACCTGGTTCACATGACACGAACAATAATAGTGAAAATAGTTATTCTAGGGCGTATAATTTTGCTATTCAAAATAATAATACTGATAGTCCGACACTTATTCAAGACCCAACAGGGACTGCAATGCTGGGCGGGTTTAGGGTGCCGAATACAAGTTGGTTTACAAATTATACAGATGCCAGTACAAGATTACGATTCATGGATGCTACGGCGGAATCTATTACACTAAGACTTGAACATTACGGTAACCCGGAAGCATACCATTACCTTATACCATATTTTAATTTTCCCGGTGCTGTTTTGTATTATGGTAATACATTATCGTTAGGACGGACATACGAGAAAATACAAATGGAAGAATATTTTATAGTTAGGGCGTATTCTAGCTTGTCCAACGTACATAACACTATAGGATTTAAAATATGAACCATTATACTATGTTGGCTTGCATGTCTTCGGCAATCGCGCCTACAATTGTATTAACGAACTATGCAGATGGTTCAGATCATGTTTCAGACAAGACGTTTTTGACAAATAATTTTACATACTCAATTCCTAATCTTTTCAAATTGCTTTCAATCCTGTCTAAACCCAAAAACAAATATGACTTCACATATGATGGGATTGTAAATGACCTACATTCTTTTAATGTAGATCATAATAATGATTACTCAACCCTAACTCAATTTGTTATAGCTGACCATATATTCCATGTAAAACAAGTGTTCCCCGGTAAATTGTTGGCAGAAAAATGTACCGATGCCGAGTTCAATATTCAGTCAGGTTCGCTTTCGATGTTGTCTTTACCATTATCAAATTTGGCACTAGTAAACGACAATATCGAGTTTGAGTTGTTTGGTTTATATTGTAGAATAACGTCAGCTGGAAGATTTCATATTTTTAGGGATCGGATCCAAATGGGGTTATTATTACCCCCGTCGTTACAAACAACATATACAAATTCTGATGTATCGACGGCCAACCAGTATTGTATTGTTTATGGGCAAAACGATTTCGCGATTATTGGGGATAACATAAACAACGCTATACGGAATTTTGTTTATGTAAGGAATGAAGGTTCTCGAGTAATTGTAATAACAAGCACAAAATGTAGTATTTTCGAGAATGGTGTTTTTACACTGTATGATTATGGTAATGATGGTATGATTGTAGATATTAGTCGACTAGAATTACAATCGGGCATTACTCATTTTGCTAGAATCCCGGTATATCTTATCGGGGCTGTGTCTACGATGATAAATTGTGGTCTTGTTTGGTGTGTTCAGCGAATTAGTAGCAAAACTAATCTCGCGTTTCAATTGGCTGGGAATTATCTTGTTGCTCCTCAATCTGGGACAACAATTAACACACCGTCTATATCGTTTTTGATTGGAGAAAATAGATGACTGTGAATTTCTTTGGGTTTGAAATGGTACAAGAATATTTTCCGACTGAAGCAAAACCAAAATCTATTATGACCTATACTGATGGTGTACTCACTGCGTTTTACAAGTGCTTTACCACTGGTTTTGAAACCCAGCATTTAATTACCGATTGTGTGGCCGAGGACAACAAATATAGGGCTACTGTAAGTTCTCAGGCTCTGGTTATTACTGCCGGGTCGTTAATCAAAACTAATACTGTCGCCCGTGTATTAGAAATCAATAAACAAGCCGGAAAATGCGAGTTATTGCTTGACACACAATTAGATAATGGTGTTATCACAGTATGTGGGTTAGGGTTTATTCCAGAAAGTATTGACTTTGCTGCCAGGACTTTTACTGTCCGAGACAGCAAATACGGAAAGCCTATGACATTCAGGTTAAATTTCCGCGATAATCTCACTAACGACGGAAGAAAACCTAACCAGCCACTTGTATCACTGATAGTAAATGGGGATGAAAGATGGCTGTTACCACATTCTAGCGTTAATACTCTTCAAGAAGTTGAAACATATAATAAAGCGTCTTTTATGGCATTCCGGTCGTTTGTATCAAATGGATCATTCTTATGGTATACTGTAAGGGCCGGTGGTTATAATAGTTATACAGGCATCAATAGCTTGGGGTATGGATATTGTGGTTGGTTAGACGAAAACGTGCTATTGTGTCCAGCTACCACCTACAATGTCGCATACAATAACTTATGCGCTACCATGGACACTCATGATGCTACAACAGATTGGCGTGAGAATAACGCAAGTAAATTGTGTTTTATTGGTCTAAACTTAATTGATGTCGTCCCGATTACCATTAAGCCGTGGCAAATGTCTTTACGATTAGGTGGCACTCATGCCGGTTGGAAATCTTCGTTTAGCTCAAATGTAGTTGGACTGGGAAATATATTTTTGTGTGTCGGCGCCTATATGTTTAAATTGCCCGGAATGCAATATGCGCCTATCGTTGGTCCACATACACCATCCAAGTTGTTTGAGTACGACGACAAGCATATTATTACGGGCGAAGCATATAATGACTTGGTACCTCGGTATTTTTCGCTAGATGAAAAGGATTGGGAACAATGAGGGTATTATATGGCGAATATAAAGTGGCGCAACATAATGTAACAAACTTTACATTAGAAAATAGCCAGTTAGTCTTTAGTGTAGACAGTCGCGCTAAAATTGAAAATGGTACAATTAAATCTAATAACAATAACACGACATTTGACTGTTATATAGATTTTCCCTTTCCTCTTCAGTTAAGTTATTATAACGTTATTACTATATGGGTGACAATAACAGATAATTTATCCCCAAGTGTTGTATTGCTCGGTAATAATATTGGTACATTAGTTCCGGGTGTTAGTACACCATTAACATATAATGGTAATGTGGTTGTCAACAATTCAACCACATCGATGCTGACTATTACATTCTCTGGTGCTAATGTTATTGCAGGTATAACAATAGATAAGATTGAGGCTAAGAGGGTTGAAATATATGAACGGTCTATGCCTAGAATAAGAACGAAAACCACCAATTCACTTTTGATGGGGCATGGGACAAAACTGGTACGATACCCAATGCTAGAAAATTATTATATTGAAGGTACAGTATCGGTAAAAGGCGTTCCATTCAATGGGGCTATATTAAAAACCTACCACAATAACACAATGGGCACAATTATCCCTACTTCACCAAACGGGAGATATTTACATTATATAAACGTGTCAATCCCAGCAACGCTTATTGCATATAGTTTAAACCATAACTATAATAGTATTGTGAAAGACAATGTTCGACCAAATTCACAATTTCGTTCGCAGATTGGTAAATTTACATACAACTAAATCAACCACATTCAAGGGTTTGATACTACCCCAAGTAATGCCCGCTTATATTAGAATTGGTGCAAGATACCTTAGAAATTAATTGACATTTAAACTTAACTCACTTATAATAGCATAAATTGTAAGTGAGTTTTATTATGAATGATATTCATGTTATTGTTCTAGTAGACAACCAGGTTTTATTTCGTCTTAAAGACGCTCATCAAGTTGCATCAACACTATTTGAACTTTATAAGGAAACTATGTTATGAAAGAAACTTATTGTTATAAAATTATTGCCGACGAAACTGCTATCAAGTATATTCGTAGTAAATCTACCTCAATTGAACGTCTGTTCAATGACAAAAAATTTGATGAGTGGTCAAACCCAACTACTCGTGAACTGGAGGAAGAACTTTTAGACATTCTGTTCTTACGACCCGAATTTGTAGTTACACTTCATTTCAAAAATGTTGATTGCGACGAAGAAGGCGTTATTGAATTGAAACACTGTCGCAAATACTGGAAAGAATAATTGTCATGTTTTGCAAGCGTGTTTGCTAGAAAATCCCTTGGTGTAGAATACGATCATCCCGAACTAGTTCGCCTATTAAATGTCCCACTTGCAGCCGAACTATTCTTTGCAAATTACTGGAAGGCCCACTTTGGTGCAGATGTTGTAATGGTGACATCTGCAACACAAGTTGGGTGGGATTTTAAAACAAGCCAACACAATGTTGAAGTAAAATCTTGTGTTGGTCAATTTGTTAAGAGCTCGTATAAGTTTCAGCTGAATAAACTACACCATAAAACAGGGTCTTATCTTTGCACATTATTTGATAGCCCAGATAACAATTATTGTATGATTGGGTTTGCAATTCCTCCTAAAGTGTGGATTCCATTGATGTCGATTGGTGGGAGAATCACATTAACTACAAATATAAATTATGAAGTTATTTCTAATATGCCAGAGTTATCGTCGTTTATGAAATACCATACCTTATATGATAAAACATCACTACAATATTTGTTTGACCGGATATCAACATGAATACTAATCATCTTATTACCCAAGATTATAAAATTGTAATCCCACAATTAGACCATTTGAATTACTTTATTCAACGAGCCCCGTTACCAGGGATGCACCAGTCAGCAGTAGATTCAGGATACCAGAATAACAGAATAAAGACGCCCGGTGAAACGATTATATATGATCCGTTAACGGTTGATTTTCTGGTCGACGAAGACGGCATTAACCATTTCGAACTACAAGAATGGATGAGGCAACATCATTCACGCGAACGGCCGTACGACAAGATGCGGGATATTACACTGCACATATATAACCGAAATAAGAATTCTAATATCGAATATACTTTTTTCGGTGCATTTCCAACGGATATTGAACAATTGTCGTTTGATAGTACACTTGGGAGTACTGAGCAGGTATTGTGTTCTGTTACATTCACATACCAGTATTATGATATGACGAGGAAACCAGGATGACGTTATCGGAAATACAAGAACTTATTCAATTGTCGTCAAAAATTGACGCCTCCAAGCTTGACGCAGACGCGTTAAACATTGCACCATTATATAGCAAATGGATTTCTATCATGGCAATAGAATCTCGTGAATTGAGAAAACTACAAATTATCCATGATAAAATGGCATTACAACGGTCTAATTATTATATGGGCAAAGCGTCTGACGAAGAATACCAAGCCGAACCGCTTCAACACAAAGTATTAAAGCAAGACATCCAAACATGGCTCAACGCAGACGACAAGTATAACGAGACTAAGAGCAAGTTAAATGACCAAGTGATTAAACTTACAATGATTGAAACATTTATGAAAGAATTATCACAACGGTCGTTTAATATTAAGAATGCCATTGAATATCAGAAATTCAAGCAGGGAGGATTTTAATATTGGCTGATATTACCGTTAGAAAGAAAGACGAGTTATTTGTCTTTCTTGACGCGTCTAGTTTTATTTGGTATGAATTACGCGATGTGTTTGCGTTTCGCCCAGATGGGTATAAATTCATGCCAGCATTTAAACATGGGACATGGGATGGATATATTCGACTTGTGGATGTGCGAACCCGATGTATATATACTGGTCTTTTACCAGTATTGTTAAAATGGGCTAAGGCGCAAGGATATACTGTTGAACTTGATAAATCGTGTGGTACCATACTTCACGAATTTAATAATGTTGAAGAGTTCCTCGATAACTGGTCTAATATAATGAAGTTTGAACCATACGACTATCAGGTATCGGCTGTCGAGAAAGCATTAAAACTCAACAAATGTCTTATTCTATCTCCTACTGGTTCAGGTAAGTCTGCAATTGCTCATTTAATTGTCAATTATCTTTTAACGCATACAACTTGTCGCATATTGATAACCGTACCAACTACCCAATTGGTTGAACAATTGTGTAAGGACTTTGAAGATTATTTGCCGGTCGGCGCTAAAATGGACCTCCCTCACAAAGTATATGGCGGCAAGGAAAAATATAGTGACAGCAGGGTTGTTATTAGCACATGGCAATCAATGTATAAAATGCCAAAAGAATATTTCAGCCAATTTGACGCATATATTTGTGACGAAGCACATCAGGCAGATGGAAAATCGATAACAAAAATTATCGAAGGTCTTGCGTCTACATCAATTATTAGAATTGGTATGACGGGCACACTTGACGGCACAAAATGTCATGCAATGCAACTTAATGGACTATTTGGACCTATAGTAAAGACTCAGACAACAAAAGAATTGATGGATGGTGGTCAGTTAACTGGGCTAAACATCCAAACCCATATTCTCAGGTATACTAAAAAGCCGGATTCTATTAAAAATGATTATCAGAAAGAAATTGACTATATTGTAACGAATGATAATAGACGAAAATATATTATTGACCTTGCTATGAATGCAACCGGGAATACGTTAGTTCTATTCAACTATGTTGACAAACACGGTAAACCCCTGTATAATAGTGCGTGTGAAGTGGCGTCTAAATTCAATAAAGAAGTGTTTTATATTTCTGGCGAAACTTCAATAGAAGAGCGTGAAGTTATCCGAAATAAATTTGCAACACAAAATAATGTAATTTTGTTTGCATCGTTCGGAACATTTTCGGCGGGTATTAACGCACCTAACATTACTAATTTGATTCTGGCACACCCTAGTAAGGCTAGAATTCGAACGTTACAATCTATTGGGCGGGTTCTTCGGAAAATGGAAGGCAAAGTAGAAGCAAAATTGTATGATATTGGTGACGATTTTTATCCAAAATCAAAAACAAAAAATCATTCATACAATCATTTGCTTGCCAGACTAGAAATATACGAAGCAGAACGATTCAAATATAATATAAAGACCGTGGAGTTTATAAATGAGTAATTATGTTGAAAAAGATGTGCTGCACGAGGAATTGTGCAGACACATAGAAAAAGTAAAGGTGGCGACTTCTGCTGGTTTGCGCCCACCAGTACCAAGCGATATTATTGGTAAAGCTATTATTGATATTGCTACACGGTTATCAATGAAACATAATTTCCGTAATTATAGCTGGAAAGATGAAATGATTGATGATGGTATCCTTGCTGCTACATCGGCAATCAACAAATATGATCCTACCCGAAGTCAGAACCCGTTTGGTTTTTTCACTCAGTGTATCTACTGGGCATTTCAGGGTAGAATTAAAAAGGAAAACGAAGAAAACAAACAGAAGAAAGAATACATGAAAGCTGTTCTGGACGACTTTTATGATGATGGTCCCGATGGTACACATCATGAAATTGACAAAGAAGCTATCATTCGTTTATTGGATAACTGATATGATTATTGTCGGTACAGACTTTCATTTTGGTGCACGCAATGACGACCAAGTCGTCATGCAAGCCCAACTAGATTTTTTCGATAATGTGTTTTTCCCCGCTATAGAGCAGCACAAAGTGACTCACTTTCTCGATCTGGGTGATACCTGGGATAAACGGAAAATTCATAATATTCGAACATACAACATATTCCGTGAACGGTTCTTTGACAGACTGGAATCCATTGGTGTTGAAACAATTATGCTAATTGGCAATCATGATGTCTATTTCAAGAATACTAATGAAGTCAATAGTGTTTCCATCTTAGAGAAAGATTATAATAACATCCATGTGGTAAATGGGTTTGAAGACATCAAGATTGGTAATTATACATTTGGTATGATGTCATGGATTAACAATCAGAACTTTGAAGCCGCCAAAAAATTTATTGAAACAAGTAACGCCGACATTGTCTGTGGGCACTTTGAAGCAACTGGGTTTGAGTTGTTACCTGGTATTAAAGCCGAACATGGAATTGACCCACAATTATTCAAGCGGTTTGACCAGGTGTGGTCTGGCCACTTCCACATCCCCAGTAAGAACGGTAACTTCGAATATATTGGTAACCCATTTGACCTGAACTGGTCTGATTATAATCAACGTAAATCAGTTCTATTATTTGACGATAATACCGGCGATAGACAATTTATATATAACCCTTATAGGTTGTTTGCTAGCATAACATATACCGATGATATTGATATCTTAACTTATGATTTCGACCAATACACGAATAAATTTGTGAGGGTAAACGTCGAAAGTATGAATGTTAAGGATAATAGCAAGTTCTCACTATTTGTTGACAAACTACAACAAGTATCATATAATCTTGATGTTTCCGAGACTGGAAAAATTGAGTTTAGTGTATCCGACGAACTAGAAACAACTGCCGAAATTGACACATTGTCTAAAATTGTGTCGGTTGTTAATAGCATGGAATTGAGTGGGTTAGACAAGGGGAAACTTGCAAACATGTTTAACCAATTATATTCTGATGCCGAGGAGAAAATGTCGCAATGAATTTTATTCAGTTTCATTGGGTTGAGTGTAAGAATTTGGCATCAGTCGGAAATATGCCAATTAGAATTCAGCTAGACAAAAGCCCTACGACAGTGGTACTTGGTAATAATGGCGCGGGTAAATCGAGCCTAATTCTGGACTCGGTTTGTTTTGGATTGTTTGGTAAACCGTTTCGGAATGTAACCAAGAATCAACTCGTCAACAACAAGAATGGTCGGGATTTACTTGTTCGAGTGGAATTTACCCGTGGTAAAGATACTATTCGAGTCGTTCGTGGCATAAAGCCAAGCATATTTGAGATTTATATTAACGGTAAACTAGTCGACCAATCGTCTAAAGCAAGAGATTACCAAAAATACTTTGAAGAAGTTATTCTTGGCATTGACTATGTTGCGTTTACTCAAATTGTAATGATTGGCAAAGCCAACTATGTCCCCTTCATGGCGTTGAATGCCGGGTCAAGACGAAGTTTTGTTGAACGAGTACTTGGACTTGATGTATTTCGGGCAATGTTAGATATTCATAAATCTAATGTAGACGAAACAAATGCGAGACTTAGCGATCATAAGAACAATATCAAAGTGACGGGGGGAAAGATAAAAAGTCAAGACCGACTCGTAAATTATATTATTGAGGCTGGTAAAAAATCAGAAGAAGAAAAGAAACTAGCTATAACAAACGAAATAAATCTTGTCAAGGACGAAATTCACAATTTAGAAACAGAAAAAGAAGAAAAAAAGGCATATTTAGACACCGTTGATATTGCGTCTGTAAAAGCCGAAACAACTAAAACATCTCAAGCAATTACTACAATTCGTGATCTGTTGTCGAAAATTGAAAACAACAAGATTACAACTGTTCGAGAATTAAACTTTTTCAATGCTAATGATGTTTGCCCTACATGCACCCAGCATATTGAACAATCATTCAAACATGATGCTATCGACAAACGCGATAGTAGAATGAAACAGTTTGATAAAAGTATCCGAGAGCTCGAAGAACGTCTTGTAGAAACGGGACAATCAAACCAAATAGCAACATCTAAAATTGAACAAGTTAAAACGGCACTAGCTGACATTCAATCGTTAACCAAACGAATTGATTCGTTAAACACTAAGCTATCACAGTTGACAACCGAATTAAATGAAGTTAAACTAGACACTGGTGCATTAGTTGCAGAACAAGAGACACTATCATCATTGAAGGTAGAATTAGAAAGCGAATATTCGTTATATAACTCTACCTTAGAAGAATCCAAGTATTTGGATTTTATTACCTTGTGTCTTAAGGATTCTGGTATAAAGTCTACAATTATCAATGAGTATGTTCCTACGATTAACTCAATTGTAAACCAGAATATCAAGCAACTTGGTTTATTCGCAACCGTCAAATTAGACGACCAGTTCAACGAAGAAATTAAAATTCGTGGCTTCGAAGCAATGTCATATAACCAATTGTCCGAAGGTGAGAAACTAAGGCTGGATATGGCTATTATGATGGCATGGCGAGATGTTGCTAAATTAAAATCGAACATGAGCTGCAACTTGCTTATCATGGACGAAATATTCGACAGTTCTGTAGATGCAGAAGGGACAACAGCATTTGCAGATCTGTTGAAGAGTGTTAGTAATCTAAATGTGTTTGTTATTACACATACTCCGGAGAAACTAGCAGACAGTTTCCGTTCGTTTATTCGCCTTGAAAAAGTGAACGGGTTCACAACATTATCACAATCAGGAACATATTGAATGAAATTATCTAACCGTACTATTGAACTGCTGAAGAACTTCGCAACAATCAACACTAGTATGCTCTTCTTGGAAGGACAGGAATTGCGCACCATGGCGATTGCCAAGAACGGATTCGCCAAAGCAAAAATTGAAGAGGTCATCCCACGTCGTTTTGCAATTTATAGCTTGCCAGAATTCTTGGGTATCCTGAGCCTTATGAAAGACCCCGATATTGAGCTTGAAGACGGCCATATGTTGATTAAATCTGGTAAACAGAAGGTCAAATATTTTTATGCTGCCGAAAATCTGATTGTTAGTCCACCCGAAGGAAAGAATATTTCTTTGCCGAGCGTCGACGTTAAATTGACCTTGACAGAAGACGTGATTTCACAAATCGAAAAAGTGTCTGCCGTAATGAAATTTGATGTTATTAGTATTAGAAAGGACGGTGTCAAGGCGTTTGATTCTGCTAGTGCTAAAAATAGCTCTACCGCAAATATGATTGATATTGAAGTTGAGGTCGAAACGACATCAGACAAAGAATTCCGAATCAAGATTGATAATTTGAAAATGCTCCCTGGCGATTATACGGTACAAATTTCAGAAGCAGGTATTACTCAATTTACAAACGCCGCAGACGAAACCCTGGTATACAACCTCCCCCTGGAAAAATAATATATGATTACACCAAACCCAGATAATTTCTTGTGGGTGGAGAAATACCGCCCAAAACGGATTTCTGATTGTATTCTCACAGACAAGGTTGTCAAGCAGCTTCAGCCGATGGTTGATAAAGGTGAATTGCAAAATTTGATGTTTATTGGTTCGGCCGGGGTGGGGAAGACGACCTGTGCCAAGGCATTATGCGAAGAGCTGGAAATTGACTATCTCATCATTAACTGCTCAGAAAACGGTAATATCGATAGCATCAGAACCACAGTTAGAACCTTTGCTAGTTCTGTTTCCTTGATGGGCGGCTTCAAATGTGTTATATTCGATGAAGCAGATGGTCTCTCAAACGCTGCGCAGCAGGCCCTGCGCAACTTCATTGAGGAGTTTAGTAATAACTGTCGTTTTATTTTCACTGCTAACTTTGGTAACAAGATTATTGAACCGTTGAAGTCTAGAACTGTTCAGGTCGATATGTCAATGACCAAAGAAGAAAAGATGAACCTGATCGTCAAGTTTGATGCTCGAGTCAAGGAAATCCTGAAACTGGAAGGTATTGAAGAATACGACAAGAAAGTGTTAGCCACCTTAATCACGAAATACTTTCCTGATTTCCGGAAGACATTGGGTACACTTCAGAACCTGACAATGACTGGTACGTTAGACGCATCTGCAATGGCCAATGTTACTGTTGATGAAGTTGCAACTATATTCAATTTTCTGAAATCGAAAGACTTCACGTCTATGAGGAAATGGGTTGCAGAAAACCCGGACAACGATTTACCTGTTCTTGCTAGGATGTTATGGGGTAAGGTTGACGCATTTGTTGAGCATGATGGCATTCCACAGTTTGTGTTGCACCTGAACCAGTACCAGATTAACCATGCAAGTGTGGTAGACAAGGAAATTAACCTGGTTGCGATGCTTACCGAACTGATGGTAGATATTAGGTACAAATAATGACCCCATTTGATTATGTGAAGAATATAAACCATAAATCGGGAGTGTTAGACGAAGAACAATTGGCTGAGTATAACCAGTATATTATTAATCGGGTATTTTCTAACACCCGAGACACGATATTTCTGGCAAACGAGACCAATAAGTTCCGCGACATCCCCGATGATGCCCATTACCTGTTTATGTATTATGCCACACCGAAAAATCCTCGACGGTATGGACAGTGGCATAAGCAGCCGGCAAAAAACGAGGATATTGAAATTATTATGAGAGTTTATGGATATTCGCGGGTAAAGGCAGAAGAAGTATATCCTTTATTTGCTAATAGACTAGACGTATTGAGACAACTTGGTGACACTGGTGGTAAAACACGATGAACAATATGATTAAAATTGAAACACTTAACGAAGACCAATTCCTGAAAGTAGCAGAAACACTAACTCGAGTTGGTATGATTAAGCGACGCAAAGGCCAGAAAACAAAATTATACCAAACGGCGTACGTTTACCATAAGAAAGGCAAATACTATATTGCCCACTTTAAAACATTGTATGCGTTAGATGGTGCACCCGATAACGAGTTAACTGTAGAGGACACAAAACGTCTGAACAATATTGTTCGGTTATTGACCGATTGGGGATTGGTTACACCAGTTGATCAATTACTAGATTTTGATCCTGATGTCAATTTGGTTGTTGTTAAACATGCGAATACGCAATCGTTTGATCTTATTCAACCTTATAAAATTGGGGGCAAACATGGATAATCGAAACTTCCTAGTACTGTCGGTTAAACCCGATGACGAAGTGGTTTATTATACGTCAGATAGTGTTCAGCAAAAGAAAATTGTCAAGGAAATGTCATACTTTGACAACAAAGTTGGATTCTTTATTGAGCCAGGTGAAACTGCAATTATTCCGGTAATCCCAACAAAATTATCTTACTCGCATGTCGTAAACGTCGAATCTAACGCATGTATGTCGCTGTTATTGTCGCACCCCCAATATGTCGCTGACGACACTGTATCACATGTAGTGTTAAAAAACCATAGCCGGGTTCGTGTTGTTATGACAGACAACACCCCGGTGGCAGAAGTAATTCCATCAACAAAACCTCGCGGAGCGTCTAAATGATTGTTGCATTTCATAGTAAAATGGGCTTGGTTCTTGGCAAGAAAATCGAAGAGAACCTAGATGGTGATATCCTTATCGAAAACCCGGTAAACGTTGTACCAACCCAAAATAACGTGACTTTCGTTCCGTTGTTACCAATTGTCAAAGAAACAGAAATGTGGTTCAAAGAAAAGGACCGCATCGGGAATCTATTGACCCCGTTGCGGCCTGTTGAAACTGAATATATGAAAATGTTTTCGAGCTTGACATTACCACCTAGCTTATAATATAATTATCCTTTATCTATCATATTAGCTGACGTTGAACTGCGTTCGGTGTCAGCATTCTGATTAGAATATTTTAGGGATAAGAATTTACTGATGCTCGCATTACCAGCAACGGTAGCAAGGTATACAAACCATAGCTCAACCAGATATTCGGGTGGGCTTGGTTTAAAGTTTATATCTACAAATGCAATTGTAGATACGAAATATGCCACATTGGCCCAGAATTTTGTATGACTAATTTTTCCTGTTCCAGTACTTTCGAATAATTCTGCTAGTTGAATATTTTTTAATGCTGTTGCAAAGACAGCAATTAATATTACCGCGACAGCAAATATTGCCGCCGCTTGACTAGACACTCCTATAAGGTACTCCATGTTATGACTCCATTTTATACATACGTAGGTATTCATTCAAATAAGGTCGTTCATCGTTATGTTGATTCCAGCGGAAAACGACATACCGATGTCCTAGACCATCAATTCTCTCTTTATTTACCACACCAAGATGGTGAATATCATAATATTTATAATCAACCACTCAAGAAAAAGGTATTCGATAAAGTCAACGACATGCGTGACTTTATCAACGAATATAACGATGTAATAAAAATCAACGGTATGCAAAAACCAGCATACCAATTTATTGCAGACAACTATCCCGATCGACCAGCCAAATTCGATTTCCAAAAAATTAAAATTATTAATATTGACATCGAAACAGAAGTTGGGAACGGCTTCCCTGACCCGGATGTTGCCGAACAAGCAATTACTGCCATCACTGCATCTATTATTGGGACAAGGGAAACTGTTACCTGGACAACACTTGACTATAGCAGCGCAAAGGATTCCGAGTGGTCTTTAGACAACAAAATCTATTTGTGTGGCTCGGAAAAAGAATTAGCGACCAGATTTCTAGCATGGTGGAATAACGAATGCCCGGATGCTATTACCGGGTGGAACGTTGATGGCTTCGACCTCCCGTATATTGTAAATCGGTTTGCCCAGATTGTTGGCAGAGAAACTAATCTACTATCACCAATTCATGGTATTGCCTATAGACCCATCTCAAAGAGACCAAATCCGGTAACAGGTAAGGATATGGTCAAGATTGAAGGTCTAGCAATTCTTGATTTTCTACAAGTGTTCAAGAAATTCGACTTCAGTAGTCCACCAGATTATAAGCTTGAGACCATTGCCCAGCAAGTTCTAGGCAAGGGGAAAGTCGATTATGGTGAGTACGACAACATCAAGGACTTCTACCTGGGTAACCCGACAAAGTTCGTCCGATACAATATCATTGACGTGCTTCTTGTCAACGAGATGGAAGAGGTATTGAAATTCCTGCTTCTTGCATATACTCTACAGTACTGGGCCAAATGTAATACACAAGACATTTTCGGGCAGGTCGCATTCTGGGATATCTATATCTACAACTTCCTCCACAAGAAGGGTATAGTAATCCCACCCAGTAAAAAGGTTAAACCATTCCCATTGGAGGGCGCATTTGTTGCCGAACCAAAACTAGGCAAGCATAGATGGGTGGTGAGTTTCGACCTCACTTCGCTATATCCCCTCACGATTCGTCAGTATAATATGGGCCCGGAAACGCTTATCAGAGGGTCTAATCGTCGCCAAGGGTTATTGGAAGAGTTTATATCGCTTGTAGAAAATGACGAGATTGAGGAAGCAAGACGACTGAAGGCCGCTATTGCTGCAAACGGTGCACTGTTCTCTAAAGACGAAATATCCATCCTGTCTGCTGTTGTGGATGAGCTGTTTAGTAACCGAGTTAAGTTCAAGTCAGAAATGAAGCGGCTTGAGCGCAGACTTGAAGAGATTAAACATGAGATAAATTCTAGAAAATAAATTATAAATAGTGGCACCATATAATTTCCAACGGTGCTACTATGAATAAAATATTTTTAGATGAATTACAAAAAGTTACAACAAATAATCACTATATGAACCGATACATAAAATTGGTTGATATAGCTATTCAAACACAATATGAAGAGGGGAGTTATCTAGAAAAACATCATATTTTACCAGTTTCTTTATTCCCCGAATATTCTGATTGGCCTGACAACCTAGTAGCTATTCCACCTAAACTACATTATATCCTACATTATTTGTTATACAAATCAACAAATAGTCCATCTATGATTTTAGCATTTAATATGATGAGTCGTGTGAAACATGGTAAAAAGACAACGTGTCGTTTGTATCATGATAGTAGACAAGCAATGTCAGAAATGCAACGCCTGCGAAGACATTATTACAATACTGCAACAAATGAGCATATTTTCTCTATTGAAAAACCTATTGGTGATGAATGGGTAAGAAAGTCACCAAACTCAAGCAAAGGAAAGTCTAAAGGTTATAAGTTTTGGGCTCACAACCCACAAACAAATGAACAAACAGCATTTGCAAAAGGTTCGGTTATTCCACCAGGATGGGTAAAAGGTAGAATGAAAGATAGTTCGTTTAGTGGGTTCGACGAAGTAAACAAGAAAATAAGGGTATTTGATTATAAGATTAAAGGTTATGTCATGATAGACAAGAACACACCTTTGACACATTGGCAAGAGACTCAAATTGGCGTTAAAATTGTAGCTGAGGCGAAAATATATGTTGTAGGTAATAAGATTAGTTTAGTCGCGCAACGATTAGTTCCTATGTTAAAATATAGAACATTGGACACAAAAATAACTTCACACCATAATGCAAGTCCCGAAATGAAACAATTAGCTATTGAACATGAAGGGAAGTCAATTCGAGAAGTGTTTAATGTGCAGGAAATATTATTAAAGGATTTTATCTATGATGAAAAATTTAGAACAGTCTGATTTGTCATCAATGTCATTGCAAGAACTACATGACATAGAGACAGAAGTCAAACATAAAATTGAACAATTCGACGCCATGCAAATGGCAATGAAAATCGCCATTAACTCCCTAAACTAATATGGGGCAGTATTGAGAAATTGATACTGAAAACCTTGCTAAATCTTGGAACTCCTACTGGGACAACCGAGTGCTAATAAAATGCCCAACGACTATCGAACGACACTTCATTGAAAGTGAATCTAGTAGAGTACAGAAGAAGCCTTCTGGAAACGCAAGGAACCTACGTTTCATTACGAAATAAGGTTATGATATAGTCTGATACCATCAGCAATGGTGGAACTGGTCTAGAGCCAGCATATTATCTAGCGAATAATATGAACCATATGATATGGCTCCCTCGGAAATGAGGGATTTAGATATTATGATCCGTCGATTGCAGAGGCAGTAACTCAATCGGGGCAATTGGCAATTCGATTCATTGCACGAGAACTCGCATCATTCTTAGACAATAAACTAGGGATTGAAAGGGGGCTTGACAGGTGGATTTACGGTGACACCGACAGCATTTATTTTACGTTAGATGATTTTGTCGACAAACTAACAAACGGTAACGAATCTGCCTACCCGAAACAAAAAATTGTAGATGCTGTTGATATGTTCTGCAAGAAGCAAATCGAACCATGTATTAAGGCTGGATATGAACGTTTAGCGGAATACATGAACGCATATGAGAACTTCATGAGTATGAAGCGCGAAGTTATCGCGGACAGGGCATTATTCCGGGCCAAGAAAAACTATGTTATGCAGGTGTATGATAACGAGGGTATCCGATACGAAGAACCAAAAATCAAGATGATGGGTGTAGAGACAGCACGGTCGACAACCCCACAATTCGTCAAGGATGTACTTGTCGAATCTTACAAGATTATGATGAATGGTCAGAACAAAGAACTGCTTGACATGATTGCTGCTTTCAAGTTAGAATATATGAATCAGGATGTTGATATGATTTCTACCCCACGCGGTGTGAGTGACCTCGATAAATGGGTAGACGGTAGCGGTGAATACAAGTTGAGGATCCCGTTCCATGTTAGGGCAAGTCATGAATATAATAGGCTATTAAAGAAACATAGCCTTAATGACCTGACACCTATTCAGAATGGTGATAAGGTCAGAATTGTAACACTCTTGCCAACAGCACCTGTTAGCGGGAACTATATCGCATACAAGGATAGTCTACCTAAAGAGTTTGACTTGCATCGATATATAGACAAAGATACATTATTCGAGAAAACATTCTTGTCACCCGTTGAGTCATTCACCAAGCATATTGGTTGGAAACATATTGACAACTTTGATGTAAACGACTTTTTCTCATAAAGGATATATATGAGTTTACTTGATAAACTGAAAAAGAACAGTACAATTAAATCAACCCAGATTTTGGCTGATAGCGATTTTTTTAATGCTCGAGATGTAGTGTCCACCCGAGTACCAGCGTTGAATATTGCGTTGTCGGGTTCATGGAAAGGTGGGTTCTTGCCTGGTTTGACTATTTTTGCGGCCGAATCTAAACATTTCAAATCTAATTTTTCGCTAATTATGGTTTCTGCATATTTGCAAAAATATCCCGACGCAGTATGTTTGTTCTATGATAGTGAGTTTGGTATCACACCAGAGTATTTGAGTAGTATGGGGGTTGATCCAAATCGGCTAATTCATGTCCCGATTACCAACATCGAAGAGCTCAAATTTGATATTGTTGCTCAACTCGAAAACATCGCCCGTGGCGACCACGTCATTGTTCTTGTTGATAGTATCGGCAATCTGGCATCGAAAAAAGAGCTCGAGGATGCAAAAGACCAAAAATCGGTGGCCGATATGTCCCGCGCGAAATCCCTGAAATCGTTGTTCCGGATCGTCACTCCCTATCTGGCGAGTAAAGATATTCCAATGGTAGTAGTGAATCATGTATATTCCGAACAAGGGTTATTTCCGAAAACCATCATGGGCGGTGGCCAGGGTATTATGCTTGCGGCTAATACAGTATTTTTCATCAGCAAGAGTCAGGACAAGGATGGAAAAGACCTACTCGGTTATAATTTCACTCTGATTGCAGAAAAATCGAGGTTTGTGAGAGAAAAATCTCGTATCCCAGTTACAGTTAAATTCGAAGGCGGTATCGATCGTTGGTCCGGGATGTTCGAGCTTGCGCGGGAACTCGGGTGGATTGAGATGCCAAGTAGTGGGTGGTACACTGCCAAGAACCCTCATACTGGTGAAGTCTATGTCGAACGAGCTCGTGCAAAAGACATTGAGGACAATGACGAGTTCTGGGAGAAAATGTTCGCCGGTGGATTCGACCGTGATATTCAATCACGCTACTGTTTGACAACGGCTGAACAGGTGGTCAAGGACAACCAACACTTGGTGAGTGAGTAGCATATATTTTTGACAAGTGTAATATTTTATCATATAATATTATTTTACAACAAGGAACAACATATGGCTGTAAGTAAAACTAAATGCGATAAAGAGCTGGGAAAACGGGTGCATGCTCAGTTGCTTTCAAAGGGGGTGGAAACGCCTATGGACCCAAACAACCTGTCGGACCATGAAAAGAAAGCCATTATTGAATCTCGCTTCGCGGATATTATGACTGCATTGGGTCTTGACCTGACAGATGATTCTTTGGAAGAAACCCCAAAACGTGTTGCCAAGATGTTCGTTGATGAAACAATGTGTGGACTGAATTACGACTATTTCCCCAAAATCACAACCGTTGAGAACAAGGCAGGGTATCAAGACTTACTTGTTGAAAAAGTCACATCTGTTAGTTTGTGCGAACACCACTTCGTCTACTTTGGTACAGCTCACAACCCCGATAAACTTGGTTGCTGGGTAGCATATATCCCCGGTAAGAAAGTTCTGGGCCTGTCCAAGATTAACCGTCTGGTTGAATTCTTTAGCCGCCGCCCGCAAATTCAAGAACGACTGGTAGAGCAGATTGCCGAGACAATGAAGTTTATCTGCGAAACAGACGATGTCGCAGTTGTAATGCGCGGTCAGCATTTTTGTGTATTGACCCGTGGTGTTGAAGACTCCGACAGTTACACTATCACCAGTTCGTTGCATGGCCAGTTTAAAGACCCGACAACACGAGCTGAATTGATGACCATTGTGAATCGATAAGGTACCATTATGATTTTTGAATATGTTGTGTCTGGCGCTGGTCATGCACTTACGACTCATGATATTTTGCTTAAAGGAAAAGACGATTTTCTTGGATATTTGACAAAGTTCAAACAGATGCTGGCAGATAAAGGCGAATACGACTTTTCGTTCTTGTACAATGGTTATTTGGAAGCGACAATGGGCAAGATTTTTCACAATACGTTTGGCGAATCTGCAAAATTCTATGTCGATTCGGGTGGCCTACAAATGGTTACTCTTGGACATACTGTGACTGATGAATTGAAATTGAGGGTTTACGAGGCACAAGCAGGATGCGGTGATTATGCAATGAGCTTTGACGAAATCCCGGTGGTATTACTTGCCGAGAAATCAACTCGCGGTGGTATGACGTCTAGGGTGGTCGATGTTGAAAATTTTGACTCTTATGCAATTGAGAGTGCAAAAAATCTCAAAGAGCAAATTCGAGCATTCAAAGCATCAAATGATGGCAAAGGTACTGTTGCTAGACCGTTCATGATTATTCAAGGTTATTCGCTTGAATCGTATCAACGATGGGCCGATACATTATTATCCGAACTCGATGACGACGAGATTGAATATATCGGTGGTGTAGCTTGTGGTGCAGCGGCACTTGGTCAAGGCCAGCTTGAAGACTTTAAACGCGCCTATATTTGTGCGAATATTGTACTGCCTCAACATATCAAAAACCATATCCATTTACTTGGGGTTGGTAGCATAACTCGACTGATACCATATGTGGTGTTGTATAATAATGGTACACTCAAGACCGAACGAATTTCATTTGATAGCTCAACACATTCATCTGCGTTGTCTATGGCAAACTTTCAGTATGGTCCAAAGTTATTGAGCCTTTCGGGAAGTAATCCTCGTGGTGGCGATGTAGTAGTAGACAATCTAGAGGAATTCTATTCGAATTTTGGTGCGAAATATAGCAGACAATACATTCACGATAGTTATTTTTTACCAACATCAAAATTGGTAGAGAAATACGGTGACGAATTTAGGGCACAATACCAACACCACAAACTATTGAATCTATTTTGCAACGTCTACAATTTTATGGGTGAAGTCGATAAATTGATGAAACACCCAGAACAATATATCGTCAACAATTTCCCTGCGCGCGCAAATCAGTTTCTGTCGTTCGCTAATGTTGTTGATGACTTGACATTGTCCGAATGGGTGTCATATAATAAGTCTGCTGTCGCCAGTAACCCAGTTAAACACAAATCGCCATCTATTGGAGTATTTTTCGAATGACAATACATATCCTTGGTCTAGAACCAATTGAATCAAGATACACACAACAATGGGCAGAGTTGATACCAAAAATGTTTTCGTATTCGGGTGCAGATGTAATTGACTATCCCGGTGAAACAGTACAACAGACAATTTCTAATTCGAAAGATTTCTTGGCATGGGTACCTTCAAATATTTGGAAATCATCCCAATTATCGAAATTTTCTAAATCAATCTTTGACGGTGCGGTCAAATCTGGCGACGTTGTATTCGTAACAGATTTTTGGAATCCGAGTGTAATCAATATCAAATACATGGCAGATTTGTCTGGTATTGATTTGACTATTGTCGGGTTTACCCATGCTGGATTTTATGACCCGTGGGATAGACTTGGTATCGAATTGAAGGGTACTCGTTGGGCAAAAACTTCCGAAACTGCAATTATCGACTGTTACGACTATTTGATTTTTGCAACAGAATTTCATAAATCACTATTCGAGAAATCTTACCCCGATACAAAGACTGAACTTAAGGTATTGCCGTTTTTTGGTAATTACATCAAATTAAATGAGTTTGGTGATCGGGATGAACAAGTTGTATTTTGTCAACGAAATGCACCAGAGAAACAACCGCACTTATTTGGCGAATTAGAGAAGTTGTCCAATATTGGATACGATTTTGTCAATACATCGAGTAAACCATTACCCAACAATGAAATGGTTGATTTGTTATCGAAGTCAAAATTCACAGTATCTTTTGCATTACAAGAAACACTTGGTATTATTCCGTTTGAAGCTCTGGCTGTCGGTTGTTGTCCTATTGTGCCCGACAGACTGTCGTATTCGGAAATGTATACCGACGATATCAAATATGATGGCACTGTTGCCGGTGCCAATAGAGTTTTAAATCGATTGTCGTCCTTGACACAACAAGAATTAGATGGTATAATTATTGAAAATTATTCTAAAGCATCTGAGTTTTTTGATGGTGTGAAAACTGTTGAATTTATCAAAGGATTGGACAAATGAAAAGAATTTTTGTAACATTTCAAAAGAAGGGTCTGCATAGATATCCATATGCAGTCAATTTAACCGGGGTTGAATTTTTGGCAAACTTGCATAGGCACTTGTTCAAATTCAAGGTAACTATTGAAGTATTTCACGACGACCGGGAAATAGAATTCCTATTGTTTCAAGAATTCTGCGAAGGATTGTTGGCTGACAAGGTTGATGTTGACTTCAAATCGTGCGAGATGATTAGTAATGACCTCGCAGAAAAAATCATTGATCGATACCCTGGTCGCTGGCTTGAAATCGAAGTGTCCGAAGATGGTGAAAACGGCAGTATCATCACATACCCCGCATAAGAACTACTATCATGAAAATATCCGAACAATTTTATTCACTTCAGGGCGAGGGATACCATACTGGTACCCCGAGTTATTTTATCCGTTTCTTCGGATGTTCTCTTCAATGTCAGGGGTTTGGACAAAAAGACCCCGCAGACAAGACTACCTGGATTCAGCCATGGAAAACGATTGACATCAGTTCAATTGACAAGATAGAAGACTTGCCGGAACAAGTATATGAGTACGGGTGCGATAGTGTATATTCTTGGTCGGCAAAATTCAAACACTTGCAGAAAGAAATGTCTGTCGCAGAATTCATGGACAAGATGAAACAGGACCTTGGAAACTTATTCTCGCTTCTGTTGGAAGGACATATTCATATCGTTTTCACTGGTGGTGAACCACTTATGTCATTTAATCAGAATATGATTATTGATGTAATTGAGTATCTGTTTAAAGTAGAGAATGCAAAGAAACTATCCATTACATTCGAGACTAACGGGACACAATATATTGGTTCCCCGTTGGATTACGTGTTAGACAACTACAACATTGAGCTGACAATTAGTTGTTCGCCGAAACTGCTTCACACTAGCGGGGAGCAACCAATAAAAGCAATCAAACCAGATGTTATTGATAACCTGATGTGGTTTGCCGACATCCCGGTCCTGAAATTTGTTGTTTGTAACAGCGAAGCTGCAAAGGTAGAATTACTAGAAACTGTCCATAGTCTGTTAGGCTATAGCCATATTAACGCCGCATTCATATATTTGATGCCCGAAGGTCCAAACAAGCATCGAGTTGAAGACAGCTCTACTGATATTGCCGAATTTGCTATGAAGCACGGCTTTCGATTCTCTGACCGACTACATGCAAGATTGTGGGATAATAAAATAGGAGTTTAGATGACAGCAACGACAGAAATTATTATCCTGTCTAGCATCGTCAAGCAGTCTGAGTATTGTGATGCAGTGTTGCCGTTTTTAAAATCGGAATATTTTTTAGATAGTTCCGAACGAACTGTATACGAAACAATTTTGGCATACTATAACAAGTATCATTGTATGCCATCTCAAACTGCTCTGACATACGAAGCTGTTCACGACAGAAAATTGCCGGAACAGGCAGAAGAACAAGTAAAGTATACTATAGATAGTATCTTTGCATTAAACAATAATCATGATATGAAATGGTTATTGGATACAACAGAAGAATTCTGTCAGCATAAGGCAATGTATAATGTCATCATGACAGCGGTCGAAATTTACGAGGGTGAAGAAAAGAAAATCCCCGAGACCGCTATCCCAGACATGATGAGAGATGCGGTCAATATTTCGTTTGACACTACTATTGGTCATGACTGGCTTGACGACGCCGCCCAACGATACGAGTTCTATACTAACCCGGAATCGACGATACCCTTTAATGTTGATATTCTCAACGAAATCACTGGTGGACATGGTGTCCCACGAAAAACCCTTAACGTATTACTAGCAGGTGTTAACTCTGGTAAAACTGGTATGATGTGTTATCTGGCAAGCTCGTACGCTAAGATGGGATACAATGTCCTTTATATTACACTTGAAATGCGAGAAGAATTGATTTCCAAGCGCATTGATGCAAATGTGTTTAATATTTCGCTAGACGATTTTGCTAATACCCCTCGAGATGTGTTTATGACAAAGGTGGAAGAAACTAAGCAAAAGGGATATGGTAAGATCATCGTAAAAGAGTATCCTACTGGTACCGCGCACTCTGGCCATTTCAACTACCTAATTAAGGACCTGAAGCAAAAAAGAGGGATAAAAGTCGATGTAGTTGTTGTAGACTATATTGGTATTTGTGCTAGTAGTCGTGTTGGTATGGCGGGTACAAACTCCTATAACTATCTCAAATCAGTGAGTGAAGAACTTCGTGGACTAGCAATGGAGCACGACATTGTATTCTGGACTGCAATCCAGTTAAATCGAGGTGGATTTAGTAGTACTGATGTTGATATGACCGATGTAGCTGATTCATTCGGAGTGCCTCAAACCGCAGATTTCCTCCTAGCCCTAATGAGAACAGAAGAACACGATGAACTAAACCAGGTTCTCTGCAAGCAAATCAAATCACGGTACGCAAACAAGTCAGACAAACTTCGGTTTGTACTGGGTGTTGACCAGGAGAAACAACGCTATTATGATGTCGAGGATAACGGGATAACGAATCAGCCCAAACCTCAGGAAAGTACAGATAATATTTTTACAAAATCAAAACAATCGACATCACGGTTATCAGGCTTGACATAATATGACCAATCACATATAATACCACTAAATTGTTAGTTGAAAGAAATATTATGAAGATTCGTTATTTGTTAGTGTTGGTTGGACTTTGTGTTGGTATTGGTGTCGCCGGTACGTTTGATGTTGAGGAAGAGGTGCATCAACAGAATCAATATTGTCAGATGGTAAAGGATGGCACGTGGCCAGACTACCAACAGACATATAACAGCGAATGCAGATAAAAACAACCCCATTGCTAGTTTAATTGTTAGCAATGGGGTTGTTCTATGATGTGTTTTAAGATACTACAACTGATTTGAACACGTTTTTAAAAATACCAGTACATTGTGCACCAGTACCATTTGTTCTAACTAGTTCCGGGGTAGAATATTTGGTACCAATAATTTGGATATTTTCGATTGTATTGCCGGTCAAATTATATGCAGAGGTGCCGCTTTGCCCGGCATATAAGCTAACGACTGGGCCGGTGGTATTACCTTCGAATGTTACGTTTCTAACAGTATTACCAGTTGAGGCCTTGCTAGACCAGTCTACGCTTCCACCGATGGCGGCTGCATAACCAACCTTGTGGTCTTTATGGACCACTGATTCAATTGCGACACACGTATGTTTTGCCGCGCCTTTGATTTTAACATTCTCTACAATATTACCAACGGCATTAATACCCATATAGATAAACCAATTCATGGCATAATCGAAGGTAAGTTCACAATAGCCATTTCGAACAACATTTCGCTCTGGGTTTACAGTCATTTGGGCGAATGCTTGACCGGTTGATACTGAAGAACGAACGTCAACACCATCAACAACACAATCATGAGTGCTATAGTTAAACAACAACGGACTAGATTCTACCTGACGAATAGTTACATTCGTATGCGTATTATTTCTGCACAAGTTCTGATGCACGATGCCACGAACGGTGTTAACTGTAGTGGTTCCGTCTGAAGTAGAGTCTTCGGTGCCAAACATTGCTTGACCGTATCTACCACCCATCCAAGTACAATTCTTGATTGAGATATTTTTATGGCGATATGGCGTATCCAATATAACAGCTTTATTCGCAGCCCATACCACATCCATTTTATTGCCACCGTCAACATCTGCACAGAAATTCAGGCGAGCGTCACCATACCCCTCTCGTTTAGTGGTCCCAATAATGTTCTCTAATCTAAGACCAACTGAGTCTTTGGTAGATTTGGCGTGCACTCGAGTAAGAACGGTGTGGTTCTTAAACGAGTTAATATTACAGTTTTGGATAACACTTTCTGTCTGGTCAATTAACCACCAGCCAATCAATCGACTAGGTGGTGCAACGTCATCGTAATCAATATGGAATTCCGATACCGAAATAGACGCTTTATCTGCCATAAACCCTTGCTGGGAAGTATTAACAGAAACTACAGTCGGGACGGTCAAAGTTTTCTCGCCACCAACCGGGGTAATAGTGGATAACACATTGCTAGAAAATAGCGCGGTTGAGTTATTTCCGATAATAACAGTATTGCTGGGGACAATAATCAGTCCACTCACCCGTAATATCGCTGAGCGCGGTAACACCAAAGGCACGTTTGCGGTAGAAGCAGCTTTCAACGCAGCTCCTAACATATTAGTGACATCGCCGCGCGTTTCTGGTGTCCATCCAAAGTGGGTCAATTCAACCCCATCAATTTCACTATATACGCGTCGCAATACTTTACCATCTGCTGATTTGAACGTATAGCCGTTTACGATTGGTGTATTCGAAGGAGCGACCGCTAACAGACCACCGCCAAATGGGATAAATCTGTAATACGACGCCAATTCGATGCTGGTTACATCGCCAACAGTGGTGGTTGCAATGTCTTCAACACATTCAATTCTTAATGTCATAGTTTTTTCTTCTCGACTTTCTGAGTTAATGAGATTATCATATACATGCACAGTATATTCGTTACTAATATCAGCTATACTTTGGATATGTGGTCGTAACGAATCCAATAAATCTTTATTTGATATGTCAGAGGGGATATTTTCACCCCACACACTCATCATAGAACTATATACTTCGGTTGGATCTACAGGTGACGTACCATATTCACTGTCCCATACGCCAGGCGTCCAACGGGATTTTGCATCTGATGCGGCATATTGTGCATCATGAGTTATTTTATCGATGTCGCCTGACGGCACACTATATGTAAAATACGAATTCGCGGTAATTACGGTAAACTCATTACCAAGTAAGTCTGGCATAGACGCTCGAATGCTAGTGAGATGTTCTCTTTCGGCAGGTTTGTCTCCATCCCATGCCCAATAAGTTATTTCGACATCTTTATTAAGGTGGTTGAGTGAATCTTTGTGAACCCCGTCGTTCCACATTCTGGACCTTAACCCAATGCTTTTCAGAAACTCTACTTGGGTGTTTACATAATCAATAAATTCGTAGTTATATTTATGATTATATGTTGCGCCGTGTTCATCCCCACCAATATGAATAATATTGATATTTTTAAATGTTTCTTTTACTTCGATAAACAACTGTTGGATAAACTCGATTGCATGCGGGGTAGTATATCTTAATTCGCCGTAGTCATTTCTTATAGTTGGGCCAGACGGATATTTTGCATCATATAGCTCAAATAACGCCGCCATGTGCCCGGGTGACCCAAGCTCGGGGATAATTTCAATACCTTTATTTGTTGCATACTCAACTAATTCTTGAATTTGTAATTTTGACAAAAATGGTTTTTCTGTTATAATATTCGTATAGATTGAGTTAGCATATGCCGAACTGTTTGGCTCTTGACCAAGCAATGAACTTTCAATTGCATACCCTTGGTCGTCTGAAAAATGGAGATGTAGTCCTGCATACCCGGCAGCACTGATAATATCTATAGCATATTTCAATTCAGACAACGAATAGAATCTGCGAGCAATATCCAATAGGAAGTATGGTTTCTGTTTCATAGTTTGTAGATATATTTTTTGAATATATGTGGTTGACACATTATCGAATACCAGTTATAATACGAAATGTTGAAAGGAGACATATAAATGAAGAAGATGTCAATGATACTTGTATTGGAGTGGCACTTAAATCTAGGGGCGCCTATTCTTTGACTCCGACAAAATCACAATATGGTACGGTGATATCTCCGCAATAGGTTTTGGTGATACGTTTCATTATATGAGTCCTGGTGGGAAACGTGGTTCACCTTGTGGCCTAACGAATGGTATAATAGACCTTGATGAGCTGAACAATGACATCAATTGTATCATTACTGACAGTGTGTTTCCAACCATGTATATGTCGAAAGAAAACAGGTTAAGACAAAAACGCAATTAAAGCAGCTAAAGAATGTACTCGAAAAACATTTTGGTTAAAAGGAATTATCAGTGACAGTTTTTAATACATCAAAGACAGCAGACCAGTATCTCGATTCAACGCCATTCTTGAATCCAGACCCTGGCCTTGTTGATACTATTAATAAGAAGTTCCCGGAAATCTGGGATTTGTATAAACAAATGCGTGGCTATGATTGGTCCGAAGATGACATTACTCACGAAAGTTCGTTAAACGATTTCTTGCACGCCCCCAAAGATGTCTGTGAAATGATGTTGAAGACATTGATGTGGCAATGGGAAGCAGACAGCGTAGTAAGTCGTGCAATGACTACCCTAATTGCACCATTCAACCCGGCAATGGAGATCTGGGCGGCAGACCAACGTATCCAGGATAATGAACAGATCCATGCCAACACTTACTCCGAAATTGTTCGAACCGGTGTACCAGAATCAAGTAAAGTAATTGAACAACTACTTGAAGAAGCAGATACGTTCAGACGTCTTGATACAGTCAAGTCCGAATTAGAAAAAATTCAACTTGCGTCTAAGCTATATGCAAACGGGTATAGACCGGATGTCGTAACAACATACGCAGACTTGATCATGTTGTACTTTGTGATGTTATGTCTAGAGCGCATTCAGTTCATGTCTAGCTTTGCAATTACGTTTACTATCGCCGAATCGAACTTGTTTCAGAGTATCGGGCAAGCTGTGAAACTTATTTGTCGTGATGAAATTGAAGTCCATTGCCAATATCGCAAGGCAGTATTAAAGGCGTTGACTGCTACCCCGGACGGTGAGATTGCATTATCGATTGTTAAGAACCGAATGAAAGTAGTTCTTGACGAAGTGACAGACAACGAACTTAATTGGACAGACAAGTTGTTTGATGGTCGGTCACTACTCGGAACGAACGCTAAACAAATTAAGCAATTTGTGCTGTTTGCTGTTCGAGACGTTGCAAATTTTATCGGGATTGAAAGTAAACATAAACTACCAAAAGAAAACCCAATGCCGTTTTTAGTCAAGTGGATGGATATGGCCGCAATGCAAGCAGCGCCGCAAGAGCAAGACCATGGCCAGTACAAGTTTGGTACTGTAGTAACCGATCACACTAACGAAGTATTTGACATCTAATGTTGAATCGCCTATAATAATATTTTTATGAAAGGTAATACATGAATATTTTTGACCGAGCGTTTGAAATGGTAAACCAGTGTATGCAGTGTGTATATGGTGAACTGTTTACACCAATTGAAACTGACCGAACAGAAATCGTAAGTCGCATGAAAAATGCAATGCTCTCTCGAAACAGTATCGTAACGTTAACAGGGACCGAAACCGAGAAAGTTTTTACAGATGAGCTGGCAGAAGTATATGAGGATATGTTGAATACTGTTGCTAAACAAATGGGGGAACTTGTATGAAAACCTGGCGAGTTACATATACTGACAAAAATGAATGCCGATATGCCAGTAGTCACGTTTGTCGAGCAGAATCTATTCGTGGTGCAGTTGCCCAGTTTGAACGAGGCACATTTTCTGTCGTAACAAATCGATTCAAAGGTACCCCAGACACCCATCGAGGATGGGCGTATTCAGATACCCGCAACTATATGGTGGAACAAGTATGAATTCGACACTATTCTTTAATAACATTACTTGTATTGACCACGCGTTTGTCGACAATATGGGTAATATTGTTGGTGGTAGCTATCATCCTATCATTACAGTTAAAGGCAAAGTTACAGAAGACGAATCTGTCGTAGTTGATTTCTCTTCCGGCAAAAAACAAATGAAATCTGTCATTGACCACAATGATGGTGCAATTGGGCTCGACCATAAATTATGGATTATTCCAGGTTATTCGGCATGTATGTTGAAGAATGCGTCCGACACACATTATGAAATTGAAACTCGAAATGGTTCTCGTGTAGTATTACCTAAAACAGACGTACATGTTGTGGGTAGCAATTTCAATGGCAGCGTAATGCAAACCGTCGCTACTGATATTGCACACATTCTGTCTAAACAAATGCCAGAATACGAATTCGACGTAATTCTAACTCAGGTCCCGTTTGCAGTCACTCAAGAGCCGATGATGTTCCGTTACTCGCATGGTTTGAAAAACAGCACTAGCTATGGGTGTAAGAATATTGCGCATGGTCATTTGAGCTTTTTCGAAATTACGAAGTTTGGTAATGACTATCGAAAAGATTGCGACGACTGCAAGACTGGATTGCGTCTGATTGAAGATACCTTGAAAAGTATCAATGGTTCAATGTTCATCATGAAAGAAAATATTATTTCCGAAGACGAACAATGGATTGAGTTTGGGTATGATACGCCCCGTGGAAAAATGTGGGCGAAGATCAACCGAAACGAACAGGCGAATATGATTGTTGACAGTGAAACCACCATTGAATACCTTGCCGAGTTCATTGCCAAGAGAATGATGAATGCTTTGTTGTTGGCCAAAGTAAAAGAGTTTCGTATTTCAGAAGGCCTGCAAAAAGGGGTCGTCTATCAGTTAGATAGCGACCCGGGTAATGTAATTTTCTAATCTTCAAACTGGGAAATTTTCTTGATGAGTTCATTGTTCATTTCAATTTGCTCTTCAAGAATTTTCTTGGTCTGTGACAGTGAAAGTTGCAACGACGTAATAATGTCTGTTAGCATTGCATTCTGACCTTTAATCATCGCGCTTTCGGCCTCTAGAGTTGTTAGTGTTGCTTTTAACTCGGAATTCTCAATTTCTATTTGCTTAAACCGCTCGCGATACTTTTCTTCTGCCTCGTGTGCAATTTGCCTTGCTTCTTTAAGATAATTAATGAGGTCAACATGTGCTTTGTCGGTTGTTATAGATGCGATGTTCGCAGATAAGAATTTTTTAATGCTTATCCATGTAGCCCCAATGGAAGCTAATGCAGCTACCCCCATTGCGAATATTTCTTGATTGATGCCCATATTGTTTTCCTCGGTTGTGTTAGATTTTCAATGGTTGCCGACATTTGTTGTTGTTGTTTTGTTAATTCCTCGATTTTTGATTCAAGGAGTTTGATATGAGTGAAAAGCAATATAATATCGCTTGATTTCACTTCAACGGTTTCTGACATATTATCTCCAAAGTTACTATCATCCAAATATTTAAGAGAAAACATGAAAAAATTATTTGATAACCCACATAAAAAATATCTAGACCATGGCCATGTTGTTTTACTTGACTTCATGGGTTCTGACGAAGATATTGAATATGCCGCCAGAATGTCGTATGCAGACGGTACTCGAACAGTTAGCGACACGAAACGGTTACTCGATTTTCTGATGAGACACGACCATTCGAGCCCGTTTGAAATGGCAGAATTCAAGTTTCAAATTAATATGCCAATCTTCGTTATGCGTCAATTGGTTCGTCACCGGACAGCAAGTTTAAACGAAAATTCGCTTCGATATTCTGTTGCAACAGACGAATTCTATTTGCCTGAAACATCGCGTTGTAACCCACAATCAACAACCAATAAACAATGCTCTGGTGACACAATCATCGAAGACCATCTAGAAGCACGTCATACTATTGCCGCAGCGTGTAATGAAAGTTTTGATGCTTATCATCGCTTATTGGAAATGGGGTTGAGTCGAGAATTGGCTCGCGGTGTGTTACCTGTCAATGGATACACAGAAGTGGTCTGGAAAATTGACCTGAAAAACCTGATGCACTTCTTGAAATTGAGACTACATGGTCACGCACAAGAAGAAATTCAATGGTTAGCACAAGCAATCTATGAATTGATTGTCGGGACAAATAAGTTTCCGTTGACACTAGATGCATTTGACAGATACATTCTGAATGGTGCTAGAATGAGTAAACACGAGCTCGAACTAATCAGAAACCTGGTTATCATGGTTGGTGGTTGGGATGATGGTATGCAAGACTTACTATTAAGGTGCCAAGGAAAATTGTCAGAGCGCGAAATTTCAGAATTCCGACAAAAGATTGGATTATAATATAACTAATTGATTAAAAAGGATATTAACATTTCTATTAAAAATTATAATATCCTTTTGTTTTATAATAGTATTTTGTGTTAAGATGGTGAAAAATATCGCATTAGATTGGGTCTTTTATTATTTCCGTATACCCTGGTATACCCTAGAATGATTAAAACGTCAAAATAAAGCGATATTTTATTTTTATTTTATGAATCAACAAATTAATAAATTGAAGTAGTATGAGTAAATATAATAGACTTATTCGAGATAAAACGGGACCGAAATTACTGTAGACGTATATGACGTATTAGTTGCGTTCGAAGTAAATTGCCCTGCAATGCAACATGCAATTAAAAAGATGCTATGTAGTGGATTGTGAGGGCACAAAGGTTCAGTCCAAGATAAAGAGGAAGCTATTGCGTCTATTCAGCGCAGCATCAAACTGGAGATTACAAATGAAAAAATGCGAACTAACAGTTGACCGACATATTGTCGGATTCTGGGTAACTATTGCTATCATTCTTGCTATTCTGAAATTAATGACCCCATTATCATTTAGTTGGTTGTGGGTATTAATTGCGATTAGTATGCCATTTATGATTATTATGGGTGTTATCATTGTTATGGCTACACTTGTTGGTAGTCAATGGGTATTACATAATGTCAACGTAAAGATTCAATCAAGGATTCGTCAAAAGTGGAATTATCGGAAGTATCGCGGTACAAATGGGGATACCAGCAACCGTTAATATTATCGTTGTACCAGGTATCTGGCTCTTCCAGAATATTAAACGCGAATTGATATTTCACTTCTAGATAATTCATGTGTCGCTCTAGATTACAAATAGCAAGAACATGGCGGTCGAATCTTTCGTAGCCATGTTCTTTTATTATGGCTTTGATTTTGTCTGAACTAGAGTAATAATGTTTCCAGTCGCTTTCTATCTTAGTCCGTCTCTTGTCGGTTGACCTCAACTTTCTTCTTGACCAGAATGATTTCTTCCCCAGATATTTCATCCCTGTTTCTTTATCAACAATCAGATATACCATGCCATATGCGTTAGGTGGAATTTCATCTAGCTCGACATTATTGAACTTCCATTTGTTTGTATATATTTTTCTTGACATGGTCGACTCTTTCTATTAAAATTGTAGAATATTTAAATTGGGGGGTGATAATGAACTACCAAAAAGAAGCTCGAGATAACATTTGGAAATTATGCTCCGAAAGTTATAGTAAGTTGCCGTCTAGCATCGCATGGCGAAAGGTATTTGAAGAAAAAACATCATTGAAACGACTTGCTGCTAAACGGCAGCAGGTGTGTTCCGACATTAGAGCGATTCAAAATATCAATAATACCAGCAAATTGCTAGGTACGAAACAATTTAGTTCAAATCGATTCTTGATGCGGTAGTTTTATCATTACCAGTAACAGTCGTAGTATTATTCCCCTTGACACGAGTAATATTATTACCGTCTATCTCTAGAGCATGGTTCCCCTTAACACGGGTAACCATATTCCCGTCTACAGTCGTATCTACATTCCCGGCAACTTCAATTTTGACATTTCCCTTGATAACAATTTTCGCATTACCATTTATAAAGTGGTAATCATTGACATTCACCACTCTATACGAATCCTTTGATGCTTGTTGTACAAGTGTGCCATCTGGTTGGATTTCCATCCAAGTGCCTTTAGGGTGTTCAATTGAATATCTCTCGGCATCAGGGGTATTATCCATTTCTATAATAACGCCACCTTCACCGCTTATTACGTGATTATAAGGGTATTTTGCAGCGTATTTTGTTGTTGGTGCATCGCTAGCGTAACTAGGTTTGTTATGCCCCCCTTCACCCTTTGCAAGCGGATGCACGTCATGCCCTTTATCACCAATACCATATAATGTTCCCATGATTACCGGTAGTTGGGCAAGCTCACCGTCAAAGAAGAACCCAACAACAGTTGCGCCCTTTTGAATCCCTGTTGGACTATGGCCAATTTTATCATACGACGAACTTTGGATTGGTGACATTACTGTCGCCCATGGTAAATCGTCGTCGGGGATATCGTCTTGATAATACCCATAAACCCGAACTTTAAGTCGACCAAGTTTCTTGTCGTCTTTGTTGTCGACTACTTTCCCAACCCACCAAACAAAGTTACCAAAATTCATTTTATATCTCTCGTCAAATTATTTTCAAGAATATTTAAAATACCAGTTGACAGCGTCAATTATACACTATATAATATGTCGCATAACTTAGTTGAAAGGGTGAATAATGTTTGATTATGATAACGAATATGGCTTGAATGTAGATAGCTGGGTTGCGGCTCAAGAACAATATAACAACGATCTGTGGTGGGAAGAAGATGTCTTCTTGTATGTGGTAAATGGTCAACTTACAGATTGAAATAAATGGGATAGTCCACAAACTATCCCATTTATTTTGACCACCCATTGGCAAGTTCAATATTATTGAAATACGATTCGGGGGTAATATAATGGGCAATTGCCACGATCATATATTTCCCTTTATATTTTTCGTCTAGCTTTTCTGGATTTTCTAAACTGTCGTTACTAGGAACATCAATTTCGCATGTTTCCCCAATCCAACCAAACGACTTAGCATGACCAAACGTTTGAATCTTGAGTTTGTTCTTTTCCGCCTTGAACAATTCTTGTCGTCTACTAGACCACCATTCTTTTCCATTCTCTAATAAGTTTTCGCCTTCGAGTGAGTTCTTGTGTTTAGGTAAAACATGCCAAATACTGTCTGCATTTTCACCCTGGGGGTTAGCTTCCCATTTTTTAGAAATCAAATCGAATGTTGCAACGGTATTACCGTTAAACCCGTTGGCGGCGTTACTAATTTCGTTAAAATGGTCAAATACAAAAAACGAAAACTCTAGGTTCTTGTTGTTGGTATAATCACCATTATCGGATATTGCTGTTGGTCGCTGAACAAATTTAACTACTGGCTTTCGCTTGAACAGCATATCGAGTGAATCGAACCCGAAGATTTTTGATTGTGCGTCTTTTGTATAAAAAACAAAATCCGCTTTGCCAGCGCATCTACTAGTTTTCATCATGTGCGAAATGGCATCTAACGGCAGTATATTTGGCGCCAACCAGGTTATAGTATCATCAGATTCGCTTGGTTGCCTAGATCCATCACGTTGTTTATATGGGGTATGTGGCTGGTGTTGTTCCGGTTCGGGTGGCTTGTCCGAAACGCTACCGTCAAGAAATTCAGTTACGATTTCCTTTACAATTTTATCGTGTGTTTTATCCTTAAACGATTTTTTGACACGTCGTTTTTGGTTTTCAAGCATTCCCGTTGTAGCACATTTTAATACCAGGGTAACAGTGTTTTGCGATTGCTGAGTCCTGTCTGCTATTTCGTAAATGTAACAATTGAACTTGTATCGCCCGTCGGTATCGTATCCTTGCTTTGTCTCAATGGATATCGAAATACTGTCGCCTTCTTTTATTTTACTAGCATTGTTTACAGTATCAATTATTTCCAGCTGAACCGACCATACTGGTGTCGTCAGGTCCTGGAATATTAATAGTGTAGCAACAGAATCGGTAATTTGTTTTCCGTTCATTGATACTTCAAACTTATGAATATCGCCAAACGAAGATTGTTTATTCTGCATCTACAGTCTCCTTGAATACTTCTTCGAATACATGAATAAATGATGGATTGACAATTTTAATTGTAGTTCGTTTGTTGTTTTGTTCTGCCTCAAAATCAAGATGCGATATAGGGATAATGTATTCGGGCAATGTGTTGTCTTTCCATTGTTGCAACCATGTTATAGAGCTTCTATCATCACATATTAGTCCAGTTCGGTTATCAACAAACCAGTGAATATCATTTTCGTCGCCATATTTTTTACGAGTATATTTTACAAGAACATCGTTATTCATTGGTAGTTGAGTATATGGGTCAATGATATTGTTGACAAGCTGAATAGCCCACCAGTACCTTGTGTCACCATAATAATAGTGAGACATCGATTCAAGCGTGCTATCTTCTCGAATAATCACATCCTTATACAAGAACGTTTTGTCTATATTAAGTCGCTTGAGTACAACTGCCGCAACAATGTTAGACACTCTTTGGACCGAATCAAATTTGTATGGGATATTCTTCATCAAATGAAACATCATTTTCTCCGTTTTGATTTTTGCATTTTTCTGGCATCTGCCCAGACAACTTGTTCCGATTGTTTCTGGAATTGTTGAGTTGGTAAAAATGCAACAGTATCCCAGTATGAGCTGTCGATTCTAATCACTTTCGATTTCACATGAGTGAACAAATATCGTTTTAAGCAATGCTGAAATGCGGGCAAGTCTTTTAGCCCCTTTAGCAGACCATAAGACAACTCCATATATCTTCGGGTGCCGTTTGACCCAGTCTTAATAGTTTTCTCAAACGACATTAGCTTATCTAGCATCTTTGCGCGCAGTCTAATCGGCAAATAATGCAGGTTTATCCCGAGGAACCCGTCCGAGTAAAATTCGATTGGGATAACGAGCGGAAACGCATCCCAGTATGGTAATGTGTCTTTGTGTTTTGCGATATAGACATACTGGAACATTCCTCCAATATGGGGCTTGTGGTTTGATCTAACAGGCGCAGCAAACTTTGGGTCGGCAGTAACTGCCTGTCCACCGCGAACAGAATTAATTCGACCGATGTACCATTTCATTGCACCCCGTGTTTTTGAGCGAATTGCGGCATCGGTCATTTTTTCTAAATTATCTTCTATAGTCATGATAAACCCCTGTCAAATATTGTTATTAATATTTAACAGGGGATTTCTAAGCAATATTACAGTTTATATTTGCTTGTGTTGGCGGCAACTTTTTCGTATGAGCGAACAAAATATACCCATCTGTCTCGTTGAGTTTTGATTTTGTCTTCGGCCCATTTGTTCATCTCTGAATATGATTCTTCTTTAGATTTACCACTCTCAATCAAATCGGCCAATTTGGAGCGGAACTGGGCGGCAATTGTGTCTTTGTTGCTATTGCGGTCTTTCTTGGCCACTACGTCAAGATCGGCAACTATCTCTTCGCGGGTGTAGCGTTTGCGTTCACCGTTAACTGTCAAACGAACTTTACCGCTTGATTCCCACACCATCGATTTGCTTGTGTTGCGATTTACGACTACTTGGGCAGTGGTGTCGTAAGCGTAGTTAGTGTTGATAACGGTGTTTTTGAAGTTAGCGAGTTTCATAATATAAGCCTTTCTATAAATGTGTTTTATCTCTTTATGTTTCACATTATATAGACACGGACAAGACAAGTCAAATAGTATTTGTGTTAAACAATGTTAAAATTATTTTATGCCTAGTTCGTGTTCCGTCATTACCAGGAATTTAAATCCGTTCTTGTTACACCATTCTTCTGCCGCTCGCCATTTGTCTTGATTCTGTTGATATGTGATGCATTCGTTGATATATCGTTGTTCAGATTTTGCTGTCCGACGTTTTGGCTTAACTGGAGGATTCTTTTGACTCGCCGGCTTAACTTCAATAGCGATATTAGATATGCTACCGTCTTTTGTTTTTAGTTTAACGAAAAAATCGATATAATATCGCCTTATTTTTTGGTCTACCGAATGCCAGTACTGGATTGGCATCCCCTCTGAATTCCATTGGATTACACTTGGGTTAGTGTCACACCATATAGCAAATTTCTTTTCCCACGAGCTTCTCATTACTATATTGTTAACGTCACCAACATATTTCTGCGGGTTTCTGGGAATAAATCTAAACGGTTTTGGGAACTTCTTCATACATTCACCTGCTACCTATAGTTAAATATCTATTATTTACCATGGAGTCATGCATATATGGCTATTATGAATTATCCTAGCGGGGTTGGGTCAAATACCGACGTCAATCCTGGTTGGATCCAGTTTGATATATTCGAAAGAAAATCACCAAAAAACAGTATCCCGCTCGATACAATTAATCTGTATCTTCCGTCTAGCATGAGGAATCCGTCCACAACATCATGGGGGACAGACAGCCTTGGGTTACTTGGTAATGCGCTTGTAAGCGGGACAGACAGATTACTCGGTCAAGGTAGCCCTCAAGACACATCATGGTCGCAAAGCGGTGCCGACATACTAAAACGCGTAGGATTTGGCATGGCCGCTAATGTTGCGTCTGCGATTGTCCGTCAGGCGGGCGGTAGTACGTCCGCAGAATCCCTTATGGGTGCAGTAACTGGTCAAGTTGCAAACCCTTATCTAACTGCAATATTCAGAGGGGTAGATTTTAGAACATTCGAGATGACATTCAAGTTCGTTCCGATTTCAGAAAAAGATTGCGAAGTAATCGATAATATCATCAAGTCATTCCGAGGAGCAGCACTCCCACCAGGTGAAGCTGCTAAGCAATCTGCGTTCTTGGGTTACCCAAATGAATTTGAGATTCGATACATCTGGAGAGGTAAAGAAAACAAATATCTCCATAAATTTAAACGTTGTGTATTAACTGGTGTTGACGTTGACTATACTGGTATGGGAATGTGGTCTGCAATGAGAAATGGGTTCCCTGCGGAGTCTAATATGACTCTACGATTCAGCGAAATTGAAATTATTCTGCGCGATGATGTTAAAAAAGGAAATTACTAATGATTGACCAGTTTCTTTCAATGTTTAAGAATGGGATTGCAAACCCATCCCGGTATCGTGTTCGGTTTAACCTACCACAAGGCATACCCAATATTGAAGGTAGTGCATGGGAATCGACTACCGGTAATATTCAGCGTTGGAATAGCTATCTGAACGGTAATGACAAAATAAATTTGCTTTGTCATACATGTACGATGCCACAACGAAGTTTACTAACATACGAACACAAACAATTAAATGCACCATATAAAGTACCATATAGCCAAAGCTATGATCCCGTGTCGTTTGTGTTTTATGGTGACAGTGACCTCGACACAAGAAAATATTTTGAAATTTGGCAGAATGCAGTAGTAAACATACAAAGCAATACCATGAATTTCTATTCGGAGTATGTGAGTGATGTTACTATAGAACAACTCGACGCCGAGGGAAACCCGACATACGGCGTGCAGTTAATTGAAGCATACCCAATGGCAGTTACTGCAATAGACTATTCATATTCGAATTCAAATAGTATCCAGAATATATCGGTAGTGATGACATATAAGTACTGGAAAAACTTGTACGATTATCGAACTGTCGCAGTCACAAAATAAATAACGCCCCTTATTGGGGCGTTTGCTTTACCACGACGACAAGACAAGTCAAATAATATTTGTATTAAACAATGTTAATTTGTTGGTTCTGCAATTACTTCTCCTACAATCACCCAAATCTTGTCAATCATTAGCTCGACAGTCAGCTTAATCTCTTTTGCTTCTGCAAGTGGAGTATTATATGTTAGACTCATGTGAGGATTGAATTCTGGGTAGCCATGATTCATCCCCATCAGCAATAACATTCGATGGATATAAATCAGACAACTATGGTCAATTAATAATACTACAGAATAACCCCCATTATAATTTTCAAACAGCTCTACCCCGGTCACCCGTAGTTTAGTACCCTTGATCATTTTGTATGCAGGCATGTTTGAAACAAAATTACGAACAGTCACATGATCGTGTTCAGAGTAACCAGAATACATCATGGTGATATGTGGTTTATATTCTAATGTCGATTCATCAAACCCGAACATGTCAAACGCATTTGTGCTGCCATTCAGTGCGACATAATTACTCATTCTAACTCCTGTTTTCTGACAGAAAACATTTTCGCAATATCGTCTGTCAACATTTCGCGAGAATCTAGACAATTATAGACGGCAGTTAAGTTTGCCAAGTCCTTGTCCTTGAATCGGGACGTTTTTTGCCGAGTTGGACCAAAAACAAGATTCCCGAATTTCTGAAGAATTTCTTTTTGTCGTTGTGCTGGTTTATTATTCAGTTCATTCAACAACCCAATAAACGACCATGTCTGATATGCATTGCATTCAAATAACTTATTAACCACTGAAATAAAATCAGTGTCATATACAAATGAGCCATCTTCTCTCAACCCGTAATCAACTGAAAAATGATATTTTGTCCCGGCGGTATATGCCCGGCATAGCAGTTTATGAGCAAATCCTTTCACACCAATAGACGTATCGGCAATGTGGCTGGAATGGGAAAACCGGAAAAATTGTTTTGGTTTGCCGTTTTCAAATTCACAGGGGATAAAGTCAACCTGACGAACAAACTCTGATACTCGCATCAATGAAGTTGAACGAATTTTTCCTCGTCTGAAATACAATATGGTATTGAATTTAGATTCCTTGGACGTGTTAGCTATCCGTTCCATAGTAGAGCAGAACAAGTCGTATGATTCCTTGTTCACCAATATATCGATATCACCTAATTCGATTCCTCTATTTCGTAGTGCGATTCTATTATCGATTGCAACGCTAGACGACCCGGCGAGATATTCTTCGACAGCAACATCAGGGCACCAACCGGGGTAATGATAGCTAATGATGCTGAGAATAGTGTATATCTCAAGTAACCCCATTTCGAGGTTATACGGGGTTGGTGCAATGTTATCTACAATAAGGCTACCGCCCATAATGGTTCTCCTCCATTTAAAACCATAGTATAATCGATTATTACCATATTGTCAAGTTAAATAATATTGTTAATAACGGAGATAATATATGACCAAAAAATTCCCATTTATGCCGTTACACCCGAAACACATGAAGATTAGAACTGCTGGCTTGTTATCAGAAAAAAGCGCAAAGTTTGGAATGACTCGGGTTAGGGCTGACGGTACACCTAGAGCCCATCAGGGCGTCGACCTTGCAATTGACCCAGGTTACCGTGTATATGCGGTTGATAGTGGTATTGTCGTATATACTGAGAACATTCGAACCGGGTACGGAAAACAAGTCTGCATAAAACTAAATTCCGGCATATATGTGTTTTATGCTCACCTTAGTAGAATCGATGTTGTTACCGGCCAAAAAATATCGGCCGGGCAACAAATTGGCCTGTCTGGTTCGTCCGGTAACGCCGCAGGGATGAACAATATAAAACAAGGCAGTCATTTGCATTTTGAAGTTCGAACAACATCCAGACCAGGCATTGGTCTAATTGGGCGGGTGGACCCACTACCATATTTGACGTTAACGTCGGAATTAGAATAGAAAGAGAGCCAAGTTAAACACTTGGCTCCTTTTATTAGATCATAGAAAACACAAATCTTGCTGCTAAACCAGTTAGCTTGAGTTTCTCACCAAATTGCGCAACAATGATACAGTCTTTTGATCCTGAATATAACATTGTGCCAATTCGGGCAATTTTCTTTTCTGGCGAAGAATATAATTGTGTTCTGTCTAGATAACCAAACAGGCAATTCAATACTGCTTCAATTTTACTCATAGTCTGATAAAACCTCATATTTGCAAACGCGCATTTTAGCACCATTATAGTCATACGGTACAGAAACAACGTCGCGGGGATTTACTTTAACAAGTACAACCCGGTCTGTGGTATACCCGAAGTGGTTGAGATACGATTTGGCACACACATGAAGGCCGGCCGCGCATGTTTTAGATGGGTCATTCTGAACCAATACACGGGGCATTTCAGGCGCGTCACCGGGCATGTTCCGAATAGTCTGTGAATGAATATCGTAATAATCTGGGCGAACCTTTTTATATGCGATTAAATGACCGTCTTCGGAAATCTCAATATCGTTATGCAACAAGAACGGATATAACTGCTCTAGTACCTGGCTGTCTGGGTTCTGAATCAAATTATCCAAGAACCACACTAACGAGCTATCTGCATCCAGGCGACCGTCAAGATACATGCTAGTAATCACATCTGCCAACTTGCCAGTAATTACTGTATCGTGAAATTTGACACCGTCTTCGTCAATTACAACGGAATTATTGGTTTTGATTGGTACGAGCTTGATTTTTTGTCGTACAAAAAATTGTTCCAAACTTTGGTTATTCTGGATAGCATCAACTGCTTGTTGGTACCGGTCTTGAGACGACAGGATAACAACAGTATCAACATTACTGTCTTCAACCCGAACAATATTAACAGATTGCGGAGAAATAACATGCTTGTAGGTTACGTTCTCCGGTGTTTCGAGTTGAGTGTCAACAACCAAATCAACTGTACCTGCCAGAGTCACCAACGTATCATCGGTTAATTGGTTCCATTCGCGTTTCCAGTTAGAAATAGTTCTAACACTCACACCATGCTTTTCTGCGAGTTGTTTGAGTGTCAACCCTGCTGGGGTAAAGTCTACTGGGTAAGCCATAATTAACTTCCTTTCTTTAAAATATCTAATACAATATTGACATCTGTTTGAGTACTTCCATTATTGATCAAACGCAGGGCCGGATTTGCTTTTGTGATAGCTACGATTTTTTCAATAACTGAGTCTCTGAACTTGTTTGCAATATGTCCCCCAACAATATAAATGATATTGTTATCGTTAGATACCGTATTATATTGTAAGTTTGCCGGGATGTCAATGGCGGCAACAAGTTCTTCTCTATAAACATCAACAAGCTGTTGGATTCCGAACCAACACGGGCGGTCGTAGGCATATTCACCAAGGTGAATCCTCGAGTTATTAATAATAGTTCTGAGTAATTCACGTTCGAACTCGGCCTTGGTCATTGTTGCGGCAATGTTGGACAATACTATCTCAAACTCTTCAGCCGTGTATTTCTGGTTTCGTGAACAATCTAAAATTTCAAACCCATTTCGTTGAATTTTATTCGTATAGACTTTGGATACCACATATATGGTGGCGTTAGGATATAGTGAGTGATAGAAATTAACATAACTATCATTTGTTACAAATTTTATTTTTGCCGGATCCTTACTAGACAAATACATTTCATTACCGTCAACAACAATTCTATCATCGGCATGTTTAGGTTTGGGTGTTGCTACTGTTTTCGCAGTAGTCGATTTAATAACCGATCTAACGTCTTCGAGCTCGTGGATATCAAAACCAAAAATCTTGGTAATGTATTCCCGTTGTTGGTCGGAAAGGTTGTGTAATTCGATTAAACGAGTACTGTCATATGCGGTTAAAATTGCCTTTGCACTTCGGGCAACAGATTTGCCAATTGGACAATTTACTATAACTACATTCGGTACCTCGGCCAGGTTAGCGAGTTGGTAAATGAATGTGTCTGCTTGCTCGGTTGATATCGCCATTACATCGGAATATACTTTGTGTTTCCAACGGCAGGTGTCGATATACAACTTACCATATACTTCTAGATTTGGTTGAGTGTATGAGGTGAATACACGTTTGATCCCGTTGAGCACGTTAGCGGGGTGGGGATTATAATTTCCATGAAACAGAATCTTGACCCTATCCCGCAACGATGTACTATCGTCGTCAATAATAGCATTGAACTGGTTCTCTATTTTACCTAATGTGTCTTTGAGTTTCTTTACAATTTCTTCTTGAGTATTAGTGTCGTATGACAACTCCTCGCGACTCGGAGCGATATCGAGATCACCAATATTGAATTTTAAGTATATGCCGGTGTATCGAGAAATATATCCGAAAATGGAATTTAAAACCGACTCTGCACCTTTGACATTTTCAACTTCAATTGGGTACGCAATATTACCCATCACGGCAAACATTTCCCGTCTGTTAGAGTTTGTGACCGCATACCCATCGCGATGCAACGTATCGAATGCCTCGTGATGTACCATATCACACTCACCAATAACGGTAGGGATGACATCGAACCACTGCAATTTTGACAATGAATCTTTGAACAGATAGTTATCCGATGGATCAACCGGAACCTCGACTTTGACACCATTAGGTGTGCCGGGGACCGATTGTGTCGAAAGTAATGTAATTTGAGGTGTACCACCGTCGCCAATAAAGGCAACAAAGGTATTTCGAATTTGGTCTTTTGTTGCAATTACAGTAAAGCTTGTCGTGTATGCAAACGGTGATTTGCACCCCAGACCAAGACCACCGACTAATTCATTCGTGCTATTTTTTGTGGATTCGAAATAGGTAGTATAAATCTGCTCTACTTCTTCCTTGGATAAACCGACGCCAAAATCCTCTACAGAAAAATTCGGATTAATTGTAGTTGGGGCAGTTACGACAACAGGAACATCTTTCTTTCCTGCTTGGGTATGGCTGTCATATGCGTTACAAATCAATTCCCGACAAATGGCCAGGGTCTTATATTTGTACAGGTTAGATGACAAGATTTTAAATGCCTTTGAGTTAGCCTTAATCTTGAAGTCATTACTGGCCAAGTTTGTCGACACTTTCTGTTCGGAAATAATCATAATATATACACCTTTCACATAAAACATTTATTGGACAGTCAATATAATAATAGATACCCAATACTACGTCAAGTATTATTTTACAGATAGTAGGATAGTATTTTCTGTTAGCCGTTGTCGAACTGACTTTTTCACTGATTTGATTGTTTTAACTTTAGATGCGAGTGTTCGATGTGTTGGTGTTAACGCAAACAATTCTTCGGGTTTGCGAATTGTAACAGCAAAAGAGTTTTCTGGGTTATAGTCAATAATGTTGATCCCATTAACTGATAACTTGTTATCTGCTACGAAATACGACAATTGTCGTTTCTCGACATCATAAACATATAGCTCTTTGGCACCAATAATCTTTTCAGGGTTAATGGATTTGAGCCCAAGCGCCGAATGTTCGCGTTGGTATCTCAGGCGGGGTACAAGTTTAGACGGTGGCTTCGGTTTTGCAACCCTAACAACTGTTTTTCTAACAGGGGTTTGATTAAGGACACTTTGAATGAATACCGTCAGCGGCTTGATAACACTTTTATCGTATTCTTCTGGGTGTTGTTGAACATCGTCAAGGTCTCGCTTGGCTTGCTTAAGAACGTCATTGATATCCGACGCAGTACCTTCTAATTTTATTGTTTGTGGTTTTAACAGGTCGATAGACTGGTCGTAAGCGGCGTCATATAACACTCCGAGTGGGTTTGGTCGATGTTGTCTGACAACTTTCTTTTCTTCCCTTCTCTTTGGTTCAATTAGTGCCAGTTTCTGCCGAATCATTTCGTCAGTTACTACGTTTGATGCACCACGCATATTCAATCGACAACAAAAGCCAAGTGAACAAATAGACGTGTAATAATAGAATTCCTTGTCGTTAAGAATCTTGGCTATGTCGTGTAATGAATGATGATTACAATAATCAATAACCCATTTTTTAGCGTCTTCTCGGTCGTAACTCAAATGATACCGGTTCAACGCTTTGATTAGGTCAACTTGAGTTTTCAAGTCCGCAGATGGTTCCGATTTCGTACCCTTGAGTCGGTCAATAAGTTCTTGCTTGATTGCTTTAGCCATTTTAAATCTTTCATAACAATAATAGGTAGGTTTAATTAACTATCTATTATATTCACATAACGTTGGGATTGTCAACCATTAATCATATTTTTGAGTTTGAACGATTTTCTGATACCAGTTGCAGATTCAAAAGTATCAATAACTCGGTTTAGATCGTCTGCTACAGTTTTATCGTGTCTAACAATAAACTTGCCATTAGTTTTGTTGCCAAACCGGGGCAGGAACAAACTCAATGTATCATTTGAGTCCGATTCAAGGATGTCGTTAAACGTAACTGTAACGATTTTACCCAATACAAGTGATGGGTCTAATGTAATTTCTTGGCGCTGGGTATCACTAATACCAGACACGTCTACAACCAGTTTACCATCGGATGTCTGACAGCGAATGCTACCAAATGTGTCAGCATGTTTCCCGTTTACATTCCCGGCAACAAGTTCAACGGCAAGTAAATCAATATCACATTCAACTTTCAGCTTAATCTGATTCTTGCTCGTCCCACTCTCCCATGGCATTGTCAAACTCTTTAGGATAGCGCCTTCTTCACCAGTCTGAATTTGCTCCGATGCAAACTTCAATGCCGCATCATAACTGTCTACTTTTGCGGTTTTAACAACCTCTATAAAATCTAACTCTTTTGATTTCTCGCAAAGGATAGCTAAGCGTTTATCATAAGGGATATGGCAATCCATATCACACTCTCGCCAATCCCATGCATGTAATATTGCTTTGTATTTGTCGGGGATTGGTGTTCCTTGGAGTGCCGAATTGATTACCCCGTTACTTTCTTGGCGAGAAAGTTTACAACCAGATTCGTAAATTACAATTTCACCCATAATGATGCCTTCGATGGTAGACACATCAAATGGGCTAGAAGATTCTGGGAAACAATTGCCCGACCGAGTACGAACCCCGATACTGTTACCAATTTCGATATATGCACCGTCATATTTTACCTGACAAGCAGCATTACCCCAATCAAATTTGGATATTAGTTTATCAGTTGGTAACGAACATCGCATATAATGCTTACCAGAATCCCATACCAGCTCAACCCCATATGCCTTGTTGACCATCGTAATACCAATACCACCACGCATACCCTTGTCTAGCAGCCACTTGAGGAGTTCTTGCCCTTCACCATTTAAATCTGCTGCTAAGTTGTTTACAAAATCCAATGCAGCATTACCAGTTAATTTTCTGGTTGCCAGGTTGTCAATTACTTCTTCTAGTACATCGGCAGTAAATTCTTTATCACCAGATACCGATGGTTGCTTGTATTTGCGAACGAAAAAATTAATTTGTG